TGGTCCTGCTTACGGAAGCGCACTGGTTAGTTTGGGATTCAGTGGTCCAACAATGGGTGCACTGGGTATCACTAGGGATCGGTCTTTCTTTACTGTTGTGAAGCCAGGCAGAGTTAGCACTGCTACCACTTGGGACGGAAGCGCACAGGCATATGTTTTGTCTAATTCCGTTGAACGCCACGGTGTGTGGTTTGGTGTAACAGGGGGAACGGTTTGCGTTGCCACATTTAATCGTTCGGCAAGTAGTGTATACTCGGGCGTTACTGCTCCTATCGGTGGAACTGGATCGTGGAAATTGGTTTCCACCGCATACAGTATTGGTGCAGGCAGTTCTGGTCCACTGTCGTTGTTTGTGAACGGAGTGTGCTACGGAACAGCGTCATCGTCTGCTGTGGACCTTGCACAACTAAATGTATCAAACACACTGATTGGAATGCGTGCTTCAAGCAGTTTTGCTGGAGCATTCGACGGAGAGATTGCTGAAATTCTTGCGTACCAAGGCGCACTATCAGACGGCGACCGCCAAAAGGTTGAAGGCTACCTTGCCCACAAGTACAACCTGGACGGCAACCTGCCGCAGGGTCACCCGTACAAAACCACTCCTCCTGGTGCGTCTCTGCCTGCGGGTGGTTGGTCGGGAGCCACGGGTGACTTCTACCCTCGGGGCTACAATCCGTACATTGGTTCCACCACAGAAATCGGACCGAATGGCAGCACTGCGGCAGCAGGATCGCTGTTCTTCCGCAGTGGACTGGGGTACACGTACACCGTGGTGGACGAGTTTGGGTTGACTGCACACAATCCGGTTGGTGCGCCCCTAGGCAGCACCTACGCATGGTTCAACAGCAAAGAGAACTCACCGTCTCCTGAAGGTATGCGTGGACTGGTGCTGTGGTTGAAGCCAGAGAATATCGGCGTGTGTGGTTCTGTGGCAAACGGCGCAAGTGCTGATGTGTGGACAGACGCTTCACCGTCTGCAAATCACGCGCTGCCCCCAACATGGGACAAGTGGAACGGTGTGGCGCACATCACACACACTGCAAACACCACTACTGGTTGGACACGACAGGTATATGACAACACAAATCCTGTTACTAAAATAGCCTTTGTCTTTAATGGTTTGTGTGGAGGATTCACGCAGGGAAGGCTTTGTATGGTTGGACTGAATCCCGCTTCGGCTGTCACCATTGCAGGGTATATTCCTGGAAATTGGGTGTATTCAAGAGGTCCATTTTCAAGTGATCCCACTACTCCGAGAAGAATTTATTACATAAACTATGATGCAAGCGGAAACAACGAGACGGTTACTGAAATTTCTCCCACACTGGATGGATACGACAATTCCGTGTTTGAGATGGAGTATGTTGAACCAAACCTGATTTGGAGAAAAGATGGTGTTGTAAAGCGTCAAAGGTTTGTTGGATACGGACAGACATTTTACATGGATTCGACTTTTTATCTTGAGACACCAGACGCAAGTAGAACGGGTCACTCTGTAACCATCACGGAACTTTCGTACAACGGAAATCCTGTAACTCCCACATTTACTGCGTCTTCAGGTATAGATGTGAGAACTTATAGAGGAGTCACCGTTGACAAACTGCGTCCCACCCTGCAAACAGCAGGATTCGGTGGCGCAACAGGCGTTTCGTTCAACGGTGGAATCGTGTTTGCTCCTGCTTCCGTGTACGCGGGTGTTACTCTCGGTGGCGTGGTTGGACTTGGATACACCACAGGACTAGGCAGCAGTGCTGCTGCCGTGCTCACGGGACAGCACCTGTATCTGAAGCGTCCGCTAAAGGTCACCGATGACGCAGACATTTTCGTGGTGTATCGTACGACCAGAGAAGGGCTGAGTTTCGGATACGGACTGCTTGGATCACGAAACACAAACTGTGATCTTTCGGCTAATCCGTCCGTGCGATTTGATTCGGTGCTGTTCAGCCGCTCGTACAACGAACAGGACAGAACAGCCGCACAACAAACCAGTTCTTACTATTCGGTGCTTCCAAACGGAACGCTCATGTATCCTGGCGCGTCCCTGCCGCCCGCGGGATTGGCAGGATTCAGACCGTATGGAGACGCAACCGGAGTCGTCCAAAACTTCATTGCATACGATCCTCACCTATCTGGTGTGTGTTTGGGAATTTGTATAGCGGAGGCTCGACGTGATTCCACCAACAAGATTGAGGTGTTCGTAAACGGAGACGCAGCAACAAACTCGTCCCGCGCAACAAACCGAAAGATCGTGGGGTTGGACGCACCTCAAAGTGAAGACTACATTATTACTCGTGGCTTGGAAATCCATTACGACGCAGGAAAGACTGCGTGTGTGGGAGAAATGATTGCGGGTCAGAACTCTAATTTGGCACGGAATGTTCGGTTCCCCACCATTCCCACAAACGTGCTTGGACCTCTAACTGCCGCAATGTGGACAAGTGTTCCCGAGTCCACTCTTGTGACACAAAATCTGCCTGCGGGGGTTCCGTTGCCACCCGCTCCATTCGACATAGATGAGATTTACCGAATAACCACTGGTCCCGAATCAAATTTCTTCTTGAACAGAGGTGCAGCCTTTGATACACAACCCGGTGCTGCTGCATGGGATTCTCTGTACACAAACACGGTATCCACTGCGTGGACGGCTGTTTTCTTTGTTCGTAGGGACGACGGAGCGGCTATTACTGCTAGTGTGTATCTCCACAACAATATAGACGGTTACTACGCTGTGCCTGGCACAGTAACAGATGTTGGGGGTGGATGGTACAGAATTTCGGGTAGCATTACTGGTAAGAGCAATACTGCTAATCCGGACGGCGTAAGAGTGTACCTGACTGGATTAAGCATAACCGATGGTGCAAACAAAACATTTTACGTGAGTGGAGTTCAGTTGCTGCCGTTTGATCGTGGTAACGCAAACGGAACTGTTTTGATAACAGACACCACACACACTCAAACTGGTGGCGCACAGGACATTTCCCGAAGATACGGCACTGCAAACGCAAACCGAGTGCAGCGCATGGCTAATCCTTGGGATGACGCAGAGTTGGTGTGGAGAGCAGTGAATCACTCTACAAATAGAGCAGAAGCAGCATACAACGCTAACGGAGGGTTTTATACTGCGTATTTCCCTGTGGACCGCACCAAACTGTACCGTTTCTCTGTGTGGGTGAATCGTGTGGCTGCAACAGAAACCGGTACGGTGTACTTTGGTCCACAGTTATCAAGTGGTTCGGTGACAACAAAAAGCACTGGAGCCGCAAACACCAATCCGTACTTTGCTACTCCAGGACCAATCGACGCAGCGTTCGTCGGCAAAACGAACACATGGGTTTTGGTGGCAGGACATATTCATCCGAACGGCACTGCAACAGGTGCACAGCACCCCAACAGCGGATGGTACACCCGTACTGGAGGGGGCAACACTTACGCTCCAATCACAGAAGACTTTATATGGGGTAGTGATGCCACTGATTCGCTCTTGCGCACATTCTTGTACGGTAGTGACATTGCAGGAACAGAGATTAGATTTGTGCGTCCGCGAATCGACTTGGTTGACGGAAGCGAACCCAGCATAGAAGACTTGCTGAACAACACTCCTGAAACTATTTACGACCTTAGCGGTAAAGGCAGAAACGGATTTGCAGTTTCCAAGCCACTGTACACTGCTTCCAGTGGTGGATTTTGGCAGTTTGACGGGCGGAACAGCGTGATTACAACAGGAACCGTGCAAGAGTGGGGAAGTTCTGGAAATCACACATGGGAAGCGTGGCTGTACAATCCAAATGGAACTTCTGATCCTCTTGTCCTCGCTGGTGTCGGAATAAGAATGTACGCTGGCACAGGTGACACAGTGGGTAGTCCTTTCTTTGTTTATCCCACCAGTACCTCCGACCACTTTTCGTATAACATCCCCATCGGAGGAACCCGTGTTGGTGCAGGATTAGGCACTACTATTTCATTTTCTAGGTGGAATCATTTGGTTGTGGTGACACAGTATTTGCCGAACACAAACACCAGCGAGGTTAAAATTTATCTGAACGGAGTGCTTGTCAAGACTAATACTTTCTCCGGAAAATCAAACGCATTCGGAAACCGGATAGTTTTGGGGAACCGTGCAAACACCACTCTGCTTTCAATAAATTTGGGTTACAACTCTTCTGGCGGATCTTATTTCTACAACGGCGGTATTTCGTCTTTCCGTTCGTACTCTCGTGATTTAAGTTCACAAGAGGTACTGCAAAACTTCAACTCCACCCGTTCGCGGTTTGGTGTGTAACAGGAGAAATTTTTATGCCCACTGACGACTTGTTTCTGCCCCAACTAGAAAAGACCTTTGCCGCAGGTCCAGACCAGTACAGTGCTTCAGACATTGTGATTGGTCGTATTGGAGCAAACATTTCGGCAGGTGCCACTGGCAGCGGTGTCACGGGATCACAGGCTTGGATCAACTCTGTGCTTACAAACACCCCATCGTACTCGTTTGCTGGTGTGATTCACGAAATCATAGCCTTTGATCGTAAACTGGACGAAACAGAACGAAACCGAGTGTACACCTACCTGTCGAAAAAGTACGGTCAAACTTTGGAATCACGATTGCCTGCGGGTTTCCGTGCTGCTCACCCGTCCACCACTCCATACGGAGTCACGTATTGGGACATCGAAAACCACCCAAACAACAAGAATCTGTCCACTATTCCCTTTGGTTCAGAGTTCTCGGGCATTACTCTTCAGGAGTTCTTCTCCTTGCCTGACTACCTGTATCAGTCCTCTGGACCACTGTCTTCAGGGGATACATACTCAAACATAGGGCTGTAAAGCGAGGACCACATGGCAAGTTTCATCAAAGCATCACTAGAACGCTCCTACGCAGAAAGTTTCCTCGCGGAACTTGAGCGTGGTGACAGCCAGTACTTCTTCTTTATTGCAAAGAGTACGGCATGGACAAACGACAACAGCCCACCCACGTACACTGATAGTGTGGCATCAGAGTACGAGGTAATGAACAACATTATTGCGTACAAGAAACTGTCGCCGTCGAACCTCTTGTTTGCAGTGCCACGCTACACGTGGACAAGTGGAACTACTTACGACCAGTACAGCGACACTGCTGATTTGTTTGATGATGATGATCCAAAACAGTTCTTCGTGGTCACGGATCAAAACAACATTTACAAATGCATGAGCAACAACGGCGGTGCGTCTTCCACCGAAAAGCCCACCCAAACTCTGTACGGCGAGTTCACCCTTTCTGACGGGTACCGTTGGAAGTACCTTGCTACTGTTCGGGAAACAGACCTTCCTTACGAACTCACAGACTACGTACCAATTGACGTTGCAAGTTTGAGCACGGACACAGAAACCACGAATCAGTACAATGTGCAGTCCACAGCAGTATCGGGTGCACTTACTAGAATAGAGACTACAAATTCAACCGTTGGTGCGTCCGTTGGTGTGTATCCGTCTGCTTTGACCAGTGTGGGGTTAAGCACCACTTACACCCTGTACGTTAACGCATATAATTCAGCAACAAAAACGATTACGATCACGGATCCCACCTCTGTTGCACGGATAACCCAGCCAGTAGCGGACTATGTGGGATATGTTGTTCGTGTTGATTCTAGTGCGATTAATCCTGCGGAAATCAACAACTACGGTATAATCACTTCACTATCAAAAACAGCAAACCAAGTCACGATAGTGGTTCGTGATGACGTGGTTCCGTTCACTGTATCTCCGTCTTTTCAATCAGATGTAGTCTCGGTTGAAATCACGCCACACGTCTTGATAAACGGTGATGGGCAGCGAGCGTACGCAAGACCTGTAATGAATTCTTCCAAGCAAATAGTTCGTGTAGATTTGATTGACGGGGGAGAAGACTACTCTGTAGCCCGAGCAGAAGTGGTTGGCAAGAAGAACACCAATACGGTTCATCCTACTCTTACGCCTGTGTTGTCGCCCAAAGGCGGACACGGCAGTAACATTCTTAAAGAGTTGAACGTGAAGGACATCATCATTATTGTGGAAATCACAGAGGCAGACTCTGGAAAATTCATAGGTGGAGGCTCGTATCGCCAGTTTGGAATAATAAAGAATCCAGTGATGTTTGGTGGAACAGGAAAGGTGGCAGGATCGGACAATCAGTTCTACAGAGATATTACACTGGAACCCGATTCTATCGTTTTCAGTTCTGACAACATATCTACTGCATTTGATGTTAGTCTTACCAACAGTATTTTGGGAACTGAAACATTTTCGTCAGCCAAGGTGTATTCGCTCAAATCTTCAAAAGATCCTATTACAATCAAAACGATAAACAGTTCTGGTAGATTTATTACATACAATGATCGTCGTGACACGTACATACTAAATTTAGACAAACCTGGAGAGTTTTTGTTAAACGAAAGGATTCGACAGTCTATTCCCACAGGCGTAGAGATTTCTTCAGGAATTTCTTACGGATACGACTACACAGCAGAAGGTGTTGTCGTTTCACAACTCGGCACATCAATCACTGTTCAACTTCAAAGCACCAGCGGATTTGTTGCAGGAAATTATAACTTGGTGGGTAGTCAGAGTGGCTTTACGGCTGACCCAGCAGATGTTTCTCCGAAATACGGAGAATATGTTTGGGTGTTGAGAGGCAGTTCAATACCTACTGTGTATGACCTGAACGGAGACACACAATTGTTCCGTGTTATTGATGTTGGTCCTGCTTACTACGACACCAGCGATACTCCTGCGTACAGTGGCTTGACTGTTTTAGAAATTGCTACTAGCGGCAACCCACAGGTGGGTGTGGTAGACACCACAACAAGCACTCTTACCGCAAACTCGTTCTCCAACGGGGACGGAGTTACCCAAGGTGTGACTGGATCGTACACTCCGTACGCAACAGGCACCGTGTACCATTGGGATTTTGTGAATCCGTCCTACGGCAAACTGTACCTTACTAACGTGGTGGGTAAGTTCAAGGGAGTTGCTACAGACGGACTCAGTGGTGCTACACTTGGAGCGTATGTTGTTGCGTCTGTTACCCCTCCAGAGGTGCTTGCAACCTCGGGAGAGGTGTTATACATAGACAATGTTAGACCTATTCAGCGCACGATTGCACAAGAAGAGGAGTTCCGAATCCGTTTAGGGTTCTAAAAAGGACCGTATGGCATACGACTCAAGCATCTTCAACATAAACCCGTACTACGATGACTACGACCCCACAAAGGGGTTCTTGAGGATGCTGTTCAAGCCTGGATACGCTTTACAGGCTCGTGAACTCACACAGTTGCAAACCATTCTTCAAGGACAGATTTCTCAAATTGGAGATCACCTGTTCAAGGACGGTTCCCGTATTGTGGGCGGTGGTATCACTGTTCGTAATGCCACCTACGTTCGCTTGAGTACCACAGGAACCGGAAACCCCCTTGCAGACATCACAGATTACTCTGATTTCGTCGGAGGATATCTTACTGCCACTGGTTTCCGAGCAAAAGTGGTGCACTACATTGATCCTGATCCACTCACAGATTCCACCCTTGTGCTAGTGGTTGACCTTATTTCAGGTGGAAGTGTTCCGTCTTCGTTTACTTGGTCCAACGGCACAACGACATATTCGGGGCTGTCTCCTGTTTCTGCTGCGTATCCGTCTAGTGGTGCTTGCAAAGTCATTACCGTGGACGAAGGCATCTTTTACATTGATGGATTCTTTGCCCGCAACCCCCGTCTCACGTTTACCCCGTACAGCACTGCGTCTGTTGGTAGCGTTTCGTATCGAGATCTCACGTTCGGAAGCGACTACGCAACCCTGTCAAAGAAGATTGGATTCTCGCTTACTCGTGACTCGGTGACAGAACAGGAAGACTCCACCCTGCGCGATCCTGCTATCGGATCGTACAACTACAACGCTCCCGGTGCTGACCGTTACAAGATTGTGTTTGAGATGGCACAGATTGATCTAACTGCAAGTGCCGAAGACTTTGTGGAACTACTCCGATTTGACGGTGGGCGCATCACAAAGAAAGTGGAACGGGTAACGTACGGGGAGATTCAAAATGTGCTTGCTCGTCGTACTTTTGACGAGTCTGGTTCGTACGTGGTGTATCCCTTTGACGCAACCGTCAAACCCAACAATTCAGCACAATTTTCACTGTCTATGGGGTCGGGAAAGGCGTATGTTCAGGGATATGAAGTAGAGAATCGGTATCCACAAACCGTGACTCTGCCCCGCGCACAGACCACCCAATCAGAAACCCAGCAGTTTGTTTTCTCCACAGGAAACTATCTTACTGTTTCTATGGGCAGCACACTGGACCACGCAAACGCACTGGTCACCATTGGGTCGGGTTCAGCACGGGTTGTACTACGAGACGGAACGCTAACTGCTCCCACTACCACTCGTGGAACTGCGTTTGTTCACGGATACGTGCCTGCTCCTGGGCAGGGAGTGGGAGCAGCCACTGGATTCACGGCAACACTGTACCTTTACGGATTGAGTGGCAGCACTGGTCAGGTGGGCTTCATCTACGACAACACTACCGGAAACACTTTGGGTCGTTTCACCAACGGGGGCAACATTTTGGGCAGTGATGACCAGTCACTGGTGTTTCCTCTGCAACCTGGTTACGCCATCAATGACATAAGCAACGGGTTCTACATCCAAGGCAAACTGGTCAGCAATGCTATAACGCCCGCATACAACCCTACAGGCACCGTTACAACGTATTCGTTGGCTAAAGCCAACTTCACAGACACTGTTGCGTCTACCAGTAGTGGAGTCATTTCGTTTATAAACTACGGAACCGGAAATCCCACCAACGCATCAGACTTGTCTGAAATTGCCATTGTTTCGTTGGACTCCAGTGGTACACCAGCGGGCGGAACGGCTGGTCGGGCGTTTATTCCCTCTTCGGGAACTGGAATAGTGCTGTCTAATGACGGTGACACTACTGGAGGCAAGGTCAAACTAGAGGTGAACAATGCTCCCGCAGGTTTCACCGCTGCCAATGTTCGTGTAGTCTTGCCTGTTCGATACACGCCTACCATAAGCAACACCAGCACGTATCGCTTCAAAACACCAGTTTCAACCACGCAGTCGTTTGCGTCTATTACTGATATCAAAACAGACGAGACAGGACGAAAGTACTTTGAACTTTCACAGTCCGATGTGTACAGCATCACCAGTGTTACATTTGGAACACCTGGAACAAACATCAGCGAAGACTTTGAATTGGATGACGGTCAACGAGAAACGTACTACCAACGTGCTCGCCTGTACCTGAAGCCGTCTGTTGTTAGCACTGCTCGGTATGTCAATCCTGCTTCTGCGGTTTCAATTACCGTTTCGTTTGCCTATTTCCGTCACGATGGTCTTGCGTTCGCGCCGTTTATCGGCAAACACTCGTATCCAAGCACACCATACGAACGCATACCACTGTTCACAAATCCACGAACGGGCAAGACTGTTTCACTTGCAAACTGCCTTGATTTCCGACACAGCGGACTGACATCTGCAACTCCCATGATCAAGCCTTACGGGGCTTACGAATTCGGAGTAAGCGAGTCCAGCACTATTTCGTATAACCACTACTTGCCTCGTATAGACAAACTGTGCGTGAAAGCGGATCCTGAAGACGGATCTGCACTGTTCTTCTTGGTGCAAGGTACACCTGATCTCACTCCAGTTGCTCCTCCTGATCCACAAGACGGACTGGTTTTGGCAATACTCACTGTGCCTGCGTACACCCACAACACAGAAGACGTGATCTTTACTCCAGTGAATTCTCAGCGGTACACCATGAGTGATATTGGAAAACTGGAGAAGCGCATAGACGATGTGGAAGTGTTCGCAAAACTGTCCATCTCCGAAGCAGAGATTGAAGCCCGTTCCTTGAAAACGTCCGCAACCAGCACCGAACCACTGAAGACCTCTATCTTCTCTGATGAGTTCTACGGTCACTCGGTTTCTGATGTGTCTTCGGAAGAACACATTTGCTCTGTGGACTTTGAGCGTGGAGAATTGCGACCGTTCTTCTCCACGAACACCATTTCTCCGCCGTCGCCATCGCTTTCAAATACTGTCTTGTCTACGGACGGTATTCTTACTCTTGCGTACAGTGATGCTGATTACATTACAAATCTACAGTACAGCAAGAGTATTCAGGTGAATCCCTCCAATACGGTGAACTGGTTGGGTTTCTTGAAGTTGAATACTCAAGTAATCACGAGTATGGATACTGGATATCGTCCCGTTGTACGCACTAATTCTCTCATGGAGAACGACAACTGGAGATCGTCCAATGCGGGAAACGCACGTGGGTTCGGAACACAGTGGAACGATTGGGAAAGCCTGTGGACCGGAATTGAAGTGGTTGAAGAAGAGCAAGACGACATCCAAAAGAGCCTGTTGGAACTGCCCCGCGTAGACTCTATTTCTGCTGTTCCCACCGTTTCATCGGGAAATGTTCGTGCAGGATCGCGTCGTAATGTAGAGGCAGTAAACCAAAAGAACAGTAACTTTATGCGTTCTCGCCAGTTGAGAAACCGAATTCGTGAGAAGATTGGTTCTCGGGTGGTTGATCGAAGTGTTGTTGGATATATTCCGTCGCAAACAGTCACGTTTACTGCATACGGAATGAAGCCTAACACCACTGGACTGTCCCTGTACTTTGACGGCACAGTGCTTTTGAACGGTACTCTTTCCACCGACTCAAACGGAACGTGCAGTGGATCGTTCACTATTCCTGCGGGAACTTACCTCACAGGCAGTCGTAGTGTCCGAATCAGCGACAGTGCTGTGGTAGCAAACGCGATCACTAGCGCAGAAGAAACGCTGTACTGCGTGGGTACTCTTGTTCAGCAAGATTCAGGGTCGTTCTCTACTCGCCCACCCACATTGCGTCGGCGTACAGTGAACAGTGAAACCATTTCCAAGGATCCGTTCAACAAGAGTGTGGATTCACTGGAGAACACGGCTGGAACTGATCCACTTGCACAGACGTTCATTGTGGACAAGGTTGCGAATCCAGAAGGCGTGTTCTTGAACAGCCTGTCTCTGTACTTCTCTGCCAAAGACACGGTGCTGCCCGTTGCCGTTGATATTCGTCCAACGGTATCTGGATATCCCTCGCCTTCGGTTGTGATTCCGTTCAGCACTGTGGTGAAACTGCCTGGTGATGTGACCGCAAATGCCACTACTCCCACTGCAACGGAGTTTGCTTTTACCAGCCCTGTGTTCTTGCCTCCTGGTGAGTACGCCATTTGCATCACTACCAACAGCAGCGAGTACTCACTGTACGCTGCGGATACTGCGGCAAACAGCATTACAAACGGCGATGCGATTGCAGGACGCGCAGGTAACAACCAGTTGGTTGGAACACTGTACACACCACAAGGTTCAGGTGTCTCTGTTCAACAGAACACCACGGATCTCATGTTTGCGGTCAAGCGGTGTGCGTTTACCGCAACCACTGGAACTGCTACCCACACAGGCGTAGCAAACATTGCGTCACGACAGGCTTTCAAGGTGTTTGCTCCTGAAGTCATTCCTGAATCGTGCACCATTACTCGCGCGGCAGGAGTGCTTTCGTTTGCAAACAACGAAACAGTGTACCCTGTGACACCGTTCAGTGCTGCTCCCACCTTGGTGTACACCCTTACCCGTGGAGTAAGCAACGCAGTTTCTCCTGCCATTGACACTGCTGCTCGATACGCAGTTTCTGTAAACATGAACACACAGTCAGAGTACCTTACTCGTGTGGTGGAACTACCACAGAGTCTTGCGTCAACTGGACTGGCAGTTTTTGTGAACGAAAATATACCCACAGGAACAGATGTAAAGGTGTATTACCGTACCAGTGCCGTTGGTGAAGCCGACATCTTTACCCGAACGTGGGTGGAAATACCGCAAACGTCTCCTGCTTTTACAAGCACATCGGAAATAGATTTCCGTGAGAGCACTTTCCGCACTTCCGCTGCATTGGCACCGTTCAAGTCGTACCAAATAAAGGTGCGGCTCACTAACTCGGGTGGTGCGTCGTACTATCGAACCCCCGCTGTTCGTAGCGTCAGGGTAGTTAGTTTTGTGTAACAGGAGTTATGAGTGAACCGTAAACGGTACACCCGAGATCCTGCCAGCGGAGCACTGGTGCTTGCGGATACCGACGCACTGGAAACGCATCAACGCGCACTCCAAACAGCAAGTGCTGTGGAGTCTATGAAAACGGAGATAGATACTCTGAAGTTGCAGATACAGCAACTACTGGCATCAATAACCCCAAAGAGCAACTGAAATGGCAACCAACACCGGACCTGACTCAAACTCGTACCAAATTCCAGAAGTTGAACTGGGTGACACCTTCAACACATGGCGTGACATCACGAACACTTCGGTGTACAAGATCAACAAGATCCGTGTGTACGACGGTGTAAGCAGTTCCGAACTAAATGCCACGGTGAGTGCGGGCGGTACTCTTACATATGTGCTTGCAGACAACATTCCAAACGGACACACCTTCCAAGGCGGAATTGTTTTTGATTCGGGTGTTACTTTTAACGGTAATGTCACGTTCAACGCACAAACATTCACTGTAAACGCCAACAACGTCACCATTGACGATTACTCCATTGTTTTGGGTGCAACTGCTGGTGTAACAGACACGGACATCAACTCTTCTGGCGGTGGTGGTATTATTTTGAGCCGTGGTGGTGGTAAAACTGCGGAGTGGTTGTGGTTGCCCACTGATTTGCAAGGCGGCAGCGGCGCGTGGCGCAGCAATTCTCATATTTGGTTCTCTGGAATAACTTGGGGGCTGTATCCACACAACGGAACCACTCTTCCGGTTTACGGCACAGGATTCCGTGTTCAAGGCGGAAATACTGCCGACCACGGAGTGGAAATTGCGCTTTCAAGCGTAACTGGACGAACAGCGAATCGCTCCATTACCTTCTCGCGGTACTCTCCCAGCGGATCCACCGCGTTTATTGACGTGCTGTCAGGCAGCACATACGGAAGTGAAGCGTTTGTGCGTATTCGTGAGGGCGCAAACCGAAAGGTGATCACGTATGGAGGCTCACCAGGATTCCCGTTTGGTACACCTGTTCGACTGGATGCAGTGGCAAACGCTTACGCCGCGGCACAGGCTTCCAGTGGAATCAACGCTGAAGTAATTGGAATTGTGTCCGCAACAGAGTCCACAATGGGCACCGACCGATTCGAAATCACCATGTTGGGAGAAATCCACGGTGACTTCAGATCGGTTACTGAAACCGGTTCCAGTTTGGTTGCCGGCAGAACGTATTACCTTAGCCCGTACAGTGCAGGAAAAATCACAGAAATTCAACCCACTGTTCCGGGACAGGTACACAAAGCGGTTCTGATTGCAACCGGAGCAAGTGCTGCAATGGTGCTGCCGTTCACGGGGGGTGAACTGGGAACTCCCATCAACATTGCAAACTCTACGTCCATTACCACACGCATCAACCAGTTACACAAGTTTAACTTGGGTGACTCGGTGCGCTTTAAAGCGTATTCAGGGGGAGTTACCCTTACGTACAGCGACGGTGCAGGCGGAACGGCTGAAGCAAACTACGCACAGGGCATATACGTAAAAGCACAGGCAAACACTCCCGACGAAGCAGAAATTGCAGGAATGGTTGTGGGTCGCGGTGGTGTTACAGGTGGACCTGGTGCACCCGTCCCCATCTACTCGTATTTTGATGTAATGATTGACGGGTTCTTTGATATTAGTGGAACCCCTTACACAGCACTTACTCCGGGCGATGTGTACTACTTGCCCGTGAACTGCGCAGGCACAAGTGGTGCGTTTGAGAGCGGAACCAACCCGTTCAGCACAGCAGTGCCGAACATTGCAGGGCAGGTGCGGAAGCCCCTGTTCATGGCAACCAGTGCTTCGGGTGGGTACTTGTTCTCGTATCGCGGAGACGTGCGATCAGAAACTTCTATTACTGGTGCCAGTGCAGACGTGGAGCAGTTCCTTGTTGACGACATTCGTAGTGGATTCTCGGGTGACCTGAAGATTGGTGTGTACGACGGCTCGTCTCGTGGTCGTGAAAGCATTCGTATTGCGGCAGGCTCTGTGTTTGCCAGCAGCCGTGGAATCACGGGCTGCGTTGGAATTGGACCGTCCAGTACGTGGTCCGCGTGGAATTCAGGAACCAATACCCAAAACCGCATCATTGCTCCACTGGACGTGTACGGATACGTGCGTATGGGTGTTACTGTAGACGCCTCGGTTCCGGGTGGTCGAGTGCTCATGGCAAGCAGATACCGTGGAGACGAAGTGAGCGGACTTACTGCGCAGTCTCTGAACGTGATCGGCACGGAGTACGATACTGGAAACCTGCAAATCAACTACGGGGTCATGCCCAGCCTAGGTGCCCGTACGTACGCGTCTTCGCTGCCCGCAGGATCAGCCGTTCGATCCAGTCTTGTTGTTGGTAGAACTTCTGGTGCGGGTGAACTGCGGTTCCTGACCAATGACGGCGTGGACGCGCCGTTGGGTGATGCTGTAACCATGACCGAGCGGTTCCGTATCACTGGCGCAACCGGATATTTTGCGGGTGCTGTTCAGATTGGTACTGCGACCCCTGGGGTGTTTACCCATCCGCCGCGATTGTGGGTGAGAGGCGACACCAATACTTCCTCGCGTCCACAAATATACATGAGCGGCACAGACGGCAATTTCTTGCTGATGAACGCCAGTGGGCAAGGTGGAGACTACAACGGCATTAATGCGTGGAACGGCGGTAGTTATTTGTTGTTTGGAAAGGCTGCCGCCGGCGGCGCAGGACACACATTTGCTATTGCTCCTTGGGGAGTAGGGTCGCAAGTAGTAGGCTTGTTGTTGTCGTACAACGGCACAGACGTTAAGGTGGGAGTAAACACTACCTCTCCCACAGTTGCACTAGAAGTTACAGGAGCAATAAAAGCCTCTGGTGATATAACTGCATTCTCTGATGAACGACTGAAATCTGACATCATTCAAATTTCTGATGCTTTAAACAAAGTCTTGGCAATCAGAGGCGTGAACTACACGTCAACTGATGGAAAACGAAGAACTGGATTGATTGCTCAAGAAGTGCTGCGGGTTCTTCCTGAAGCAGTGCATTTAGACGGTGAGTACTACAGTCTTGCATACGGAAACCTAGTTGGTTTGTTGGTGGAGTCAATCAAACAGTTGTCGTATAAGATTGATGATTTGCAGAATCGTATTTCTGAGTAACCATATGCCCACACCTTCTTCTGGACAAATTTCTCTGTCGGACATCCGGTCCCAGTTTGCACTTGGGGGTGGTGTCGCTTCCGGAGTTTCTGGAAATATTAGTGCTTATTATAAAGCAGATGTGGCTGTGCCTTCTAGTGGAGAAATTAAGTTTAGCGACTTTTACAACAAAAATATACACGCTTCAAAGCAAGCGTCGGTGGATGCAGTTGAAGGCGATTCTGGATTGAATCGACCGTTTTTGTTGGTCACCTCACAAGGAGCAAACGAAAACCATCCAGGCAATTTCAGTACAAGTATAAACACATGGGGATCACTTACTGCTGCTCAACAAGACGCTGAGGATCCGAGTGCTGCTGCCAGAAATACAACCCGAAACACCATACTGGTGTGGTATGTGGGAACTCTTAACAGTTTTTCTGGGATATATCCCACTGGAAGCATAGATGGAACTGCATTTTCGTGGAGTGATGTGAGGACCGCAAACTTGGCTACGAGCGTATCCAAAGGAACTAAAACTTACTCCAAAATAGTACTGTACTCTCCAAACACAGATGTAAAATGGAAAGACTACACTTCATCGGCAACCGGTCTAAGTATTCCTTGTTCTGACGGGGGCGGTGTAGTTGAAACGGCTTGGTATCGTGCCACTTGGCTGTTGCCTAATAAATGGTCGGTGTACTCTCAAACCACAAGTGCTCAAACCGCAACCGTTTCAACGGTTGATATTCTTGTTCCTGCTGGTGGGTTGCTAGTCACCAATCACGGCAACGGTCCAAACATGACACAAACAGTAAATATGTCAACGTGTACCACTAAAAATTTAAACGGCTCAGTCGGACCAACCGTGACTGCTGTATTTGAACAACGTGGCATCACTTGGTATAAAGGTATTGGTGCGGCACTGTTCAAGAACAATACTGCATCTGATTTGATCTTTGTTGTTCCTGTTAAAGCGGGTAGCGTTCAAAACGCTCTTAACGCAGTAGTGCTTCAGTTTGTTGGAGACGGATATTTGAATTCGGTGTGAATAGATACTAGATATACTAAAGGAAACCCACGCAATGGCTTCATCACTAGTACTAACAGGCGGAGCAGCATCCGCAAGGACACTCAAGGAAAGCATTTCCCAAACAGCGCACGGTTTCACGGTGGGTGATGTGCTGCGGTGGAACACTGCCACGAACACCTACGTAAAAGCCCAAGGCGACACCGCAGTGAACGCAGAAGTTGTTGGTGTGGTGAACGCGCGGGAAGACGCAAACTCCTTTCAACTCACGTACAGCGGGTACATTGAAGTGCCTGCTGTATCAGGCGCGTCGTATCCGGTGCTGTTCCTGTCGGGAAGCACCGCAGGAGAACTGAGTGCAACCCCACCCAGTTTCATAGGTTCTGTGGTGAAGCCTGTGCTGACTCGTTCCACCAACGGTTCAGGACATATTGTGGTGAACTATTTGGGTACCCAAATCGGCGGGTCGTCCACTGTTGCGATAGACGAGATTCAGCCTGTGGGCACCATTGCGCCGTATGCAGGGGGCACTATTCCTGACACGTGGCTAGAGTGCAACGGTGCTTCGTACGCCGTGAGCGACTACGCCGAACTCCACGACAAGATTCGCAACACCACCGGCGACCGCGTGCCTATTTACGGGTACGTGGCACGTCTAAACATCGCAAGCACGAGCAACATTACTGTTGGTGGGTACATCCAGTTCAAGACCAGTGGTGCAGCGTGGTCAACGAATACTCTGTACGGTTCCAATGCAGACATTACGGCTGTGGTGATTACTTCTGAAGGCTCCAGTAACTACTTGGTGCAGGTGCTGCCCAACTACGCAAACAGCAAGTTTGTGTTCCCCAACACGGTGTTTGCTGCGGGGTCGTTGAGCAACGCTGCCGCCGCTACTGCAAACTACCGTTTCTTGAACTCAACCGGAACAATAACAACAAGCATCACTGCCACGGTGTCGGGAATCGCGGTGATTGCGTTCAATACTCCTGATCTGCGTGGGCGGTTTGCGGTGGGCGTGAATCCCGCAGCCGTTGCGGACGGAACCAGCGAGAGCGACACCGCGTACAACTCCGCACTGAGCGCGTTTGCCCTCGGTGAAGAAGGCGGATCTGAAAGCATTGGCTCACTGGTGAATGTTGCAACGTGGAACGCAACCAGCGCAGAGCCGTCGGTTCCGAGCGGTTCTGCTGCGCTCAAGCCCCCGTATCTTGCCACGAAGTACATTATCAAAGCCAAGCCGTACACCCGTGCCGCTATTGTTGACGGGCTTGATATTCCGTACAGCAGCCTGTTGGTGCGCGACCTGCGTTCGCGGAATGTGGGCGGCTCAAATGGCGACCTTGTTTTACACACAAACACTGCGGGTGACGGTGGACTGGGTACGGAGCGGATGCGGCTCACCACGGACGGGAAAGTGGGGATTGGAACAATAGTTCCGCAGTCTTTGTTTGATGTAACCACAGAATCCAATGGATTTGCTCACTTCGGTCGCGTTCTGAATGTTGGAACATGGACGGGTATTGGATTTGGATATAAAGACACAGACAACAACAATAGCGCAAATTATCGTAAGGCAGCACTAGTATTTGAACGAACAGACACCACCGAAGGATTCAACGATGCCCGAGGAAAGGTTCACATACTGAACCGAGGTGGTAATAATAGTGCAGGATCTGCTACTCTGTCTCATGCCTGTTTGACTATCAACCATACGGGTGATGTGGGCATCGGAAATACTTCGCCAGGAGCCACCCTTGATGTGAACGGCACGCTGAAAGTAGGCAACTTTGGCGGCAGCACCAATGTGATGGTAAAACCAACTCTATCATCAGGTGTGGGACAGATTGTTCCTCTGTGGCATTACAGCGGAGGACAGCCAACTGTACTTTTGCCTGCTGGAACATGGTTTATAACGATAAACGGTCAGATGAACGGAAATGCAACGGGATCAGCCGTGGACGAGAACACTGTTCTGGTTGGTGCGTTTACCGTTACTGTTCCTAGCGGTCAGCATTTTGCTCTGGCAACTTATCAGGACAACAGTACTGCTCGTTCTGGTAGTAGCGGCACAGACCGTTCTGGTCTGATATACCGATTTTTCAATGATACTACGGCTGCTGAGACTCTTGTTACTAGTAGTACATCAGTTCCTAGTAATTGGACAGAATTCACGGAGAGTGCATCCGCGCCATTCAAGGCAAAACGAATCACATCGGGTACTATTTCTGGTTTTGCTAAATCAACTCCTGATGTGGGTGGCGGTCATTCCGTGATTTATCATGTTGACAGTAGTATTCACTGGGTTGTTGCGATACAAGGCTACGCCATCCGCATCGCGTAAAGGATAAATACACCAGTATGCCAAACACACCCATTCAAGTTCCAAACATTGCCAATCTGCGTCGCATAGACAGCGACACGGTGATCTACGTGTCCCCCAGCGGAAACGACTCCACGGGTGTAGGCACCACTGCTGCCCCGTACCAGTCTCTGGGCAAGGCAATGAGCGTGGCTCGTGAGTACACCATTGCAGGCACGGCAGTTCTCACTGTTCGGCTACTGCGCGGCGAGTACACACTGAGCAGCAACATTGACCTGTACCACCCACAGGGCGCAAATTTGGTGATTGAGGGCGATCCTGATGCGTTCCGACAGCGCACGGTGTGGCAGGTTGCAAACTACACGTGGAACTTGGCAAACTTTGCTGGTGGCGGTCACACCGCAAACATGAGACTGTTTGACGGCACCACCACCGGCACAACTCTGCACGGCTTTACAGGTGTAGATCAAGGGCTGTACTTTTCTGTAACGAACGGTGCGTTTGGTTCACGTAGTGGATACGCCACAAACGGTTACTCCGCAGGTTTTGGTGTTGCACGAGCAGTGGGTATTCTTGGGTCGGGTAGTACTACTTCTGGGTACAGTCCACTTGTTTGGGGAGACAGATTTTTCAATCACGGATTCTCGTACGAAGACGGCGCGGGAATTCTTGGAATTGGCAGAATTTTGGGTGCAACCACTCACGGCGAAACCCTTGCGGTTCAACTAAACAATCTGAACTGGGACTCTCGTTGCCCTGCGTGGCACACTGATGGTGGTATCAATAACACTGTTTCGTGGGCTGGAGTAGCAAGCAATTACCCTGAAACACAGTACTCACAGCCGAACGGTTACTACGGAGACACCGCATGGAAGAGTGAAAACGGAAGCAAATCGTTTCCTGCTCGTGGATCGTTGCTCCATGTAACAGACGATCCGTATATTCTTTCACTGTATCCAGTCACAATCCGTGCACCGTACACAAACAACACAGGCAGTTTGGTGCTTAAAGGTGGACGGCTTCGTGCCATTCGCAACATCATGTTTGCAAACTCTGATATGCCGTATACCCTGTCGGGCGGGGTGACGGGTGCCACGCTGAACTGGACACAGGCAATCACTGCGGTAAACAGCAAAGACATTGCGGGAACTTCGCACTCACGATGGGCAAAAAACGGGTGTGCATTGGTTCTTGAGGATTCAGAGGTTGGTATTCGACATCTTGGCTTCCTTGGAACAGGAACGGCAGTGTCTGCGTTCAGGTCAAAGGTAACCAAGTACACGGCTAGTACCGCAAATGCTGCTGGTAGTGGTGTGACTGGATCGGTTATTTACGCAACGCTGAATTCATTGGACAACGCTCCGGTGATGTGTGTGAACCAGTGTCAGAACGGAATCATATCAAAGAATTCCACTATAGATTTCACAGACAGTTCAGGCACAAACCTTCTGCACAAAACGAATTACAGTGAAGGCAGTGTGGTGATTTCTGCTGGCAGGAATCCGGTGTTCCTGTCGTCTTCGCAGTTCAACTGCACCTCTGCGTGGCTGGAAAACGCAACAGATTTGCCCATATTCACCATGAAATTACTGGTTCCAATTTTCCCAGGAACAACACTTGCAGGAGCGTCCGCGTCGTTTGTCAGGTACACCGACACCAGCACCATATGGACAAAGTATCCTCTTATCAAGGCTACGATGACCACTTCTGCTGGTGTTCAAGACATTGGTAACGTAAACTTCTACAGTGTAGAGAACAGTGAAATCCTCGGTGTTGCGGGCAGCACCACGAGTGCCACATACAGCGGTGGCACACCAGTCTCGTATCAAAAGTACCTGTTCACTGGTCTAAAGACTATGGCAAACAACGGTGGTTTGTCGTATAGTGGAGACTTTGAAGTACGAAACGGCATAACCAGTGGAGTGGGCGGCACATTAGGCGTGTACTTCTACGGAGACGTGGCAGGCACCTCTCTTATTGGTGGGTACTTCTTGGACAAGGTATCTGTTTCTGTGCGCACTGAAGGTGGAAACACTGCTAGCATTACTGGTATACCGTATGCAGACGGCACGCAGTACACTTCGTACTTCTTGCAGTCATATGACAATCTTGGAGGCGAAAATCGTTTCGACTCTTTTGTCGGTCAAGTATCCGGTAGAAGACCCACTCCTATGCCGGTGTCGTTCTCGGTAACAGACACTTCTGATGCACTGGTTGAGAAGGTGTTGTGGATACACAACTGCGGAAACGGACACCCTGTTCACGTGGGTCGAAGCAGTAGACTATTGGTTGGCGACAGCATGGTGGACTCCATACCATCTGTAGGAAGAGGAGCGACTGATGCTGATTCCAGAGAAGGTGAACAAACTGGTGCTGTGGGAGAAGCGGGTCTTCTTGGAGGAGCAAACGCCACAACCGGAGTGGTGTGCGTAACAGGATACCGAGGACGCGCTGCTGTTCTTGTTAGCGAAAACTCGTATTTCAAGACAGGTGTGTTGTTTGCAAAGCATCCTACACTAGGGTTCAGCAACAGATTTAGAGGAGATGGTACAAGCAATGGTCCCCATACGCTTCAAGACAGTGTTCTGTGGGTCACAGACAAATCGTATGCGGTGTTGGGAGGGCTGGTGTCTTTGGGAAACATTGTGCGCCCTGAAATTTACGGAACACACGCAGGGATAGCAGGATCTGGAGGATTCTATATTGGAAGAACCGGAATCAAGTGGGGAGCAAAAGAAGCAGTCCAGTTGGGTACTTTGGATGGAGCCATCACCAGCCTCTACGATTCGTATATTCGACTGGTCGGCGGAGTTAGTCTGGATGGGCAAACACTGGGGTACGTTTTCCATTGGGACGGTGGCATCGGAGCGGCTGCGCAAACGGCTGATGGAACCCGCCAGCGTGGTCTGTGTTTGCTGTCTACCTTCTGGGAAGGCGTGATTCGCTTGCCCCCAGGTTCAATAGTAGATTCAGCACCCACAACCACAGCACCACAGTACATTCGGTACACACAAGACGCTCGCACAGCGGCAGCACAAAAAATCAACACCAGAAGTGCCGCTGCTGGAACGGTTGGTCACGTGTACAACACAAGCGGTGCCGTCAGATATTGGTTGGCAAACACTGCCACTGGCGTGAGTGGAGCAGCAACAGGATTTGCTGGTTTGAATGGACAGCACTTCTCAAAGACCACGGACGCTTTGACACCACCTCTAACAGCGAATAGCATATGCAGTATCAATGTTCAAGGCGGAAGAATCTTTATCGGATAACCTGTAAGGAGAACAGCCTTGCCAAAACGCATTCTTAACATCAGTTCGACCGGAGAGGTGTTGGCATCAAATCCAACCAATGCAGACATCTATGTGCCTGACAACAACTCAGGGGTCACTGTTGTGGTTGACGATACTCTGCCAACCATAACAGCAACCATTGGTGGTCTGCAAAAAACCATACACCCGTTCACCGAGCAGTTGTTGGGCGGAACGGCATACGGTAGTTTTATACTGAACGAAAGTGTGTTTCAGTCCACCATTACTCCGGTGATCGTAAACAACTACGCTTCGGGCGGCGTGACCTCGCCTGATTTTGTGCCCACCATCGGTACAGTGGGTGTGTCGGGAGAGATTGGTGTTCGTGCAGGACAGTTCAAGGGCACTCTACTGGATCTTGCTGCACAGAAAGCAGCAGGTATTCGTTTGCCCGCATTCGGTACGTCGGCTTCTGCCACTCCGTACTTCCTGTTGGAAGGGTGGATGTACCTGCAAACCACACCCAGTTCAAACTACGATCCCATTATCGTGACCCGTAGTGCAGACGGCATAAACAACAGCACCAACGACTCTTTCCGATTGGAGTACGACAGCACTTCCAATCAGGTACAGTTCCACTACTCTGATACGGCATACGCCAGTGCAGGCTATCAGGGAGTAGTGAATGTTTCTCCTGCTGGTGTCACGGTAAACCAGTGGAATCACTTTGCGGTGGCATGGGCATCCAGTGGAGGCTCTGCTTCGGTAAAGACGTACTGGAACGGCACTTCACTGTACTCTGCCGCAGGTTTGTGTGGAGCGATTCGCAACAGCACTGCGCCACTCATGGTTGGTAGTGGTGCATCAGGAGACTATCCGTTCAAGGGGTGGCTGGACGACGTGCACATCCGCATGGGTGGAGTGTCTCTTGCACTTGCAGACTACAGCAGACTGGGCAGCACTGCTCCTCACGTGTGGGAACAAGATTACGCGGGAGACTACACCGTGTACCACCTGACAATGACTGGTCCATTGGGGGAGTCCTTGTTCCCTGTTGACAACCTGTGCCGTGTGGTTGCATCGGTTTCGTACACAGACACCCCCAACGGGGTAGTTGGAGCGTCTATGGTGATCCGTGAGGACTCTGATGTCACCGGACTCACGTTGTTTAACGGGGTGTGCGGGGGCTTCACTACTTCCGGCGGTAGTGGTGGATACGTGTTTGGTTACGATAGCGGCGCGTGCATGATTGTTAGCAGTGTGACCCAAACAATGGGTATCACTGCTGCGCGAACGGTGCGCCAAAACGCAGCAGACTACACCACGTACTTCTTGTTTGGTGTCACTGTTATGCAGGGATTTGTTGGAAACTCGGGAGACTTCCCGTTACTGTTCAGTGGTTGGACGGGTGGCAACACGTACTCGTTCTTGCCCATTCAAAGCAATGTGGAGTGGTTGAGAAACGCATACGACAACATTGTGGTAGTCGGTCACACCGGAAACACTGTGATAGAGGACTACTACGGTACACAGTACAATTTCCGAACCGGAGACGTTGCCCGACTGTACCAAGACGTGATTGTGTATAAAGCAACTGGAAATGTTTTGCGCTACGCTGTTCGGTCGGCTGTTTCGGGAGCAACAACCCACACTGCGCTGAATGGCATTCAAGGCTTCACCACAGAGGCAGCAGTAAAGATTGCTCCGACAGTTCTGAAATCGGGTAGTGGTTTGCTGTTCTCTCCCAAGGCAAAGATCACGAAGAGCACCACTATTCCTGAAAAGAAAAACACCAAGTCAGGCACATTTTTTGTGATGGACGAACCAGAATCTCCTTTGTGAGGGTAATGTGGTTTCACTTGTACACTATGGAGACGAGTGGATTGAACTAAACGGCAGACGGTACTCGTGGGAAGATTTTCTCAAAATAGAGCCGTTGTACAGTGTGCCGTACGGGTGGAAGACCCGTGTGTACCGTTGTGGTCAAGAACACTGGATTTCTGACGGAGTAAACAGTCTGCGCTTGCCGTTGGTGTGGGAAGACGGAAACCGAATCTGCAATCGTGAGGGAGAACTGGCACGACTGGTGGCTTTTCTGCAATCAGAGCGGGAAATCTCCTAAATAATCTCAAAGGAGACTCTTTGGATGGCTACCCCAACCACACGACAAGAACTAAAAGAGTACGCGCTTCGTGCGCTTGGGCATCCGGTCATTGAGATCAATGTGGACGATTCCCAAGTGGAAGACCGTATTGACGAAGCCCTTCGGCACTTTTTTGATTGGCATATGTACGGTCACGAAAAGACGTACTACAAGTACCAAATCACCCAACAAGACATAGACAACGGGTACTTGAACACAAACTCCCTTGGCAGCGACGGGTCACGAATACTGAGCGTTACTCGTGTGTTCCAAATTGGGTTCAACCTACAAATCAACAACATCTTCAATGTGCGCTACCAAATGGCACTGAACGATTTCTACGGGTTGCGTACAGGACAGATGAACCTGAATTACTTTGTGACCACCATGCAGTACATTGAGATGTTGCAGCAGTTACTGGATCCTGAAAAGCAGATCACCTTCAGCCGTTACGCAAACCGCCTCACGCTCCACATGAACTGGAAAGACTTTGTGGCAGGGCAGTTCCTGCTGATTGAAGCGTACCGCTCTACCGATCCTGACCTGTACACGGAAGTGTGGAACGACACCATGCTTAAACGGCACACCATTGCACTCATAAAGCGGCAGTGGGGCGCAAACCTGTCCAAGTACGACGGCATCAATCTTCCAGGAAACCTTACATTCAACGGGCAGCGCATCTACAGTGAAGCCCAAGAAGAACTGGAAAAGGTCATGGAAGACTACATGACGAAGTACGAAGAACCACCTGACTTCTGCACAGGCTGAACATGGCAGTAAACCCTTACTTTCGCCGCACCATCAAGAACGAGCAAGAACTGCTCGAATCGTTGACCACCGAAGCCATCAAAATCTACGGTCACGACATGGTGTACATTCCGCGAGAGAAGGTAACCGAAGACACCATTTTGGGTGAAGAGGTGTCGCAGTTCAAAGACGCAAACCGTATTGAAATGTACATGGAGAACTCTGAAGGGCTTGAAGGTGACCAAGAGATGAGTCGGTTTGGACTGGAAGTGAAAGAGTCTGCCACCTTTGTGGTGTCTCGTAAACGGTTCCTAGAGGTGATGGGACACCACCCTGAAATACGCAAGATTGGTCGCCCACGAGAAGGCGATATTGTGTACTTCGACTACCCCTACGGAATGTTTGAAATCAAGTTTGTGAAACACGACAACCCCTTCTACCAAGCAGGGGATCGGTACTGCTTTAAACTGAGTTGCGAAGCGTTCAAGTCTTCCAACGAGGTGATCGACACTGGCGAAAGCGAACTAGACGCAGCAATGAACGTCCACTCTTCGTACCTGAAAACGGTGGTTGTTACGGGCAGTGGAAACTTTATTGAAGGCGAAGAAGTGTACGCGGGTACTTCCACTGCGAAGCGTGCATACGGTCGGGTTGTGAGTTGGACTGCGGCTAATAGTACCCTGTTGGTGAATATGCAGGAGGGCGAGTTCTTGGCAGGACAGACGATAACTGGACTCACTAGCACTACGGTTCGCACGGTGTCCAGTGTGTCTGAAAGCACTACTCGTGCTGCTCATCAAGACGAACAAGACAACGAGCAGATCCAGTTGGAGCAAACACAGGACGACATCTTTGATTTCACTGACCAGGATCCTTTCAGTGAGGGGCTGTACTGATGTTCACAAAGTTCTACAACGGCTCCATCCGAAGAATGGTCGTGGCATTTGGCTCGCTGTTCAACGAAATCTACATTGACAAGGTGGAAAGCAGTGGCACAAAGCGGCTACTGGTTCCCTTGTCGTACGCTCCCAAAGAAAAGTATAAGGTGCGTCTGGCAGGCGATCCCAACCTGCAAAACCCCAACCAAATTGTGTTGCCGCGCATGGCTTTCGAGATCACAGGTTACGCATACGACGCACTACGAAAGCGAAACAGTGTATCCAAGGTGCTGTACCGTCCGCCAGTAGGATCCACAGGGTCTACAAACACGCAATACAGTTACGCGGAAGTGCCGTACAACATTGACTTTTCTCTGTACGTGTACGTGCGCAACATGGAAGACGGTTTGCAGATCGTGGAGCAGATCCTGCCGTATTTTGCGCCCGAGTTTGTTATGACTGTGAACTTTGATGATCTGCATAAGAAGATGGACATTCCTGTGTCGTTGGTGGGCTTCTCTTCCGAAGAAGACTACGAAGGAGACTTCCAAACCCGAAGAAACATTGTGTTTACACTGAATTTCAGCATGAAGACGTATCTGTTTGGACCGAAGAAGACGTACAAAGAAATTCGTATCATGGACTCCCACCTGTGGAACAAGGATATATGGGACAACACGTCTGTTGGCGGAATCACGTTCACCGCAGGAAACACCACAGACTACGCAACCTACGGCAAGGTGTCTTTGGGAATCTCCGGTCCAAGTGCGGGTATCACCACATATCAACCGTACTACAAGGTGTACGAAAATCTTGCTCAAGGCGGGACTACCTATGAGGCAGATATGGGAGTTGGTGGCGTGACTGTGGACTGGGATATTTGAATGGAGGTAGGTATGTTTGAAGGCATAGACAAAGCGTTGGGAGTGCCCTCATCAGAGGCTTCTGCGGAAACTAAACCACTTGTGGTAGCCGTTCCAACGGAAGGTGTAGTGCTTTCGCAGGAGCGGATTGACGCAGACCTGCGGCTGGACTACGATTCTGTGCGCAAGAATCTCAAAGAACTGGTGGAGTCGGGAAAGGTTGCACTGGACGGCATCATAAACGTAGCCCAAGAGGGAGACTCCCCACGAGCATACGAGGTGGTAGCCCAACTCATCAAAACCCTTTCCGATACAAACAAGGATCTATTGGAAATGCACACGAAGGTGAAAGCCATCCGAAAGAGTGAAACCACTGTGAACAACGTGAACAACACCACCCAATCCATTTACCTTGGGTCCACAAAGGATCTGCAAGACATCATCAACGCTGCTCGTTCAACCACAAAGGCATTTGATAATAGACCTGATGTACTGGAAGCCATAGTGGAAGACAACAGCAATGAGCAGTAAAAGCAACAAGTACCTAGGCAACTCCAATCTGAAGGCAGCGGGCGTAAAGATCAACTTTTCGCCCGAGCAGATCGAGGAGTACGTGAAGTGCTCTCAAGACCCTCTGTACTTCATTCGGAACTACGTGAAGATCGTGTCACTGGACAAAGGCTTGGTGCCGTTCGAGCCTTACGATTTCCAAGAGGACATGATTCGCACCATTCACGAAAACCGTTTCGTGATCGGTAAACTGCCCCGTCAGACAGGTAAGTCCACCACAATCATTTCGTATCTGCTCCACTATGTGCTGTTCAATCAGAGCATGAGTGTAGCCATTCTTGCAAACAAACTAAACACTGCAAGAGAACTGTTGGGTCGCCTGAAACTAGCCTACGAGTACCTGCCCATGTGGTTGCAGCAGGGCGTGGTGGAGTGGAACAAGGGATCCATTGTACTGGAAAACGGATCCAAGATCCTTGCTTCGGCTACATCGTCATCGGCTGTGCGTGGTGGATCGTTCAACTACATCTTCTTGGACGAGTTTGCGTACGTGCCACAGAATGTAGCGGAAGAGTTCTTCTCGTCTGTGTATCCCACTATTACAAGCGGTAAAAGCACAAAGGTGACCATTATCTCAACGCCCAAGGGCTTGAATATGTTCTACCGCTTTTGGGTGAATGCGAACAAGAAACTTGGCGAAGAAGGCAAAAACGAGTACGTACCCATAGAGGTTCACTGGAGTGATGTGCCTGGTCGTGATGACGCGTGGCGCAAGCAAACCATATCAAACACGTCCGAAGAGCAGTTCCGCACGGAGTTTGAGTGCGAATTCTTGGGGTCGATGAACACGCTCATCCACCCCGAGAAACTGAAGTGCATGGTGTACCGCACTCCAGAGTACTGGAACGGTGAGGGGCTGCGGGTGTATCAAAAGCCTGTAGTGGGGCACAACTACGTGGCAGTTGTGGACACTGCTCGGGGACAGGGACTGGACTATCACGCGTTCAGTGTGGTGGACGTGACCCAAATTCCGTATCGGGTGGTAGCCACCTTCAGGAACAACCAAATACCGCCCATGTTGTATCCCAATGCCATCTATCCGGTGCTGCGCCAGTACAACAACGCGTACGTACTGGTGGAGGTAAACGATATTGGTGGACAGGTAGCCGATATTCTGCACGACGAATTGGAGTACGACAACGTGATCTACGTGTCCCAAATGGGTCGCAAGGGTCAGGTCGTGAACGGCGGCTTCGGCAACCGAGGGGGAGCAGTAAAGGGCGTAAAGACTTCCACCGCAGTGAAGCGTATCGGGTGCTCCATCTTGAAGAGTCTTGTGGAGGACACCAAACTCATTGTGGAAGACTTCAACACCGTGGACGAGTTGTGTACCTTTGTAGCCAAGGGCGACTCCTTTGAAGCGGAAGACAACCACAACGACGATCTTGCCATGACCCTAGTGTTGTTTGGGTGGCTCACCACACAGACATATTTCAAATCAATCACTGGCAGCGACATCCGCAAAGACCTGTACGAAGACCAAATGAAGGTACTAGAGGAGGAAATGACCCCCTTCGGGTTCGTGGACGACGGCTTGGGAGATGTACAAACAGAAATGCGGGACAACAGTGGCACCACTTGGCGAGTAGGCAAAGGGGCAGAAGACCTAGATATGGGGTGGAATTTCTGATGCACTTGGTGACCGTTACGAAATAATACATACTGACAGCACAAACACACTGACTTCTTCACCAAGGAGACACACAAATGGCATTTAGAGTAAGCCCTGGCGTAAGCATCAAGGAAATTGACCTGACCACCATTGTTCCCGCAGTTGCCACCACTCCTGGCGGCTTCGCGGGCTACTTCCACTGGGGTCCGGTGGACGAAATTGTTACTGTGACCTCCCAGACCGAACTGGCTAACATCTTTGGGAAGCCACAGAACGACAACTACGTGGACTTTTTCACCGCAGGCAACTTCCTGTCCTACGGCAACAACTGCCAAACCGTTCGTGTGGTTGGGGCTGCGGCAAAGAACGCCACCGTGACCAAGGCGGGTGCAACTGGTGTTGCCACCCTTGTAATCAACAACGAAACTAACTTTGGAGCCAGTGCGGGGCTGTCGGCATCGACTCCTGCCGTCGCCGGTGTGCTTTTTGCATCAAAGTATCCAGGCGCACTGGGCAACAGCCTGAAGGTTGTGATTACTTCTGGAACCGGAATCACCGGTGGTTCATTGGCTGCTCAGGCACTGCAAGGCGCAACATTTATTGATATGTACACTGGTGGACAGTCCCTGACTCGATATTTTGCAGTTGGCGACACCATTACCTTTGCTGACGGAACTTCGGTTCGTGTAAGCGGAGTTCAGAGTGGAACCACGGCAAACACTACTTTTACTACTCGTACTGCCACTAACGGTGACTTCTTTGGAGTTACCAGTGGTATTACTCTTTCTGGCTCACTTCCACTAGTTCGTTTGCAGTTGAGCACGCTGCTTCCAAAGGGGCAAGCAATCGGAAACACGTTTGATCTGAAGAGTGTGTACGCAGGGTACGTTTCTATAGGCACCACCACCAGCGCCTACGCTTCCGATGCAGGCGGCGGTGGTGACCTCATCAACGTGCTTGTACTGGACAAGGACGGCAAGTGGACGGGAACAGCAAACTCTCTTCTTGAAAAATTTGAGGGTGTGTCTCGCGCTACCGATGCCCGTAAGTTTGACGGCAGCAGCAACTACTACCGAACCGTGGTCAATGACCAGTCGGCGTATATTTGGGCACTTGGTCAGGATGTTGACGGTGCAAACAACGCTTACACAGCAACAAACACCAACTGGACAGTGATTGGTCCTGCTCTATCAATCCTATCTGCTGTTGGTGCTGGTGTAAACTCTTTGGGATTGACTGGTGCTGCATCGGCAACTCCCAACGATTCAGAGCGGTGGGCAAACGGTTGGAGCAAGTTTGCAGACGCAGACCTAGTAGACGTTTCACTGCTTCCACTAGGCAACGCTTCGGCTACTCTTGCACAACTAGTCATCCAAAACGTGTGCGAGAAGCGTTTGGACTGCATGGCATTCGTGTCTCCACAGCAGACAGATGTTGAAAACAAGTTGCCGTACGAAGCCTTGAACGCAATCAAGACCTTCCGCGATAGCACTTTCAACCTGAACTCGTCGTACGCGGTGCTGGACAGCGGTTGGAAGTACCAACTGGACACGTTCAACAACCTGTTGCGTGTCATGCCACTCAACGCAGACATCGCAGGCTTGGTGGCTCGTACGGAGTTCACCAACGAAGCGTGGTTCTCGCCCGCAGGTTTCAACCGTGGGCAGGTCAAGGGTGTGGTGAAGTTGGCGTACAACCCGTCTTCCGAGGCACACCGCGACGAACTGTACACCCGTCAGGTCAACCCTGTCGTGTCGTTCCCTGGCGAAGGCGTGATCCTGTTTGGCGACAAGACCATGCAAACCCGCCCGAGCGCGTTTGACCGCATCAATGTGCGCCGCCTGTTCATCATTCTTGAGAAAGCCATTGCAACCGCTTCCAAGTTCTTCCTGTTCGAGCAGAACGACTCGTTCACTCGCGCACAGTTCAAGAACCTTGTGGTTCCGTTCCTCAAGACTGTTCAGCAGCGTCGTGGCATCACCGACTTCAAGGTGGTGTGCGACGAAACGAACAACACCGGCGAAGTCATTGACCGTAATGAGTTCGTGGCAGACATCTTCATCAAGCCTACCCGCAGCATCAACTTCATCCAGTTGAACTTTGTCGCCACTAGCACTGGCGTGGACTTCAACGAGGTTGGTGGATAAGGCATACATAAACAGAAGGAGTAACCATGCCAGTAGAACCCACTAACAACATTTCAGGGTTTGTAAACGCCTTTTCGGGCGGTGGTGTACGCACGAATCTGTTCGTAGTAAACGGTATAATACCCGGTTTCAGCGACACTCGTGCCATCTCGTTCTTGTGCAAGGCAGCGCAGATTCCTGCGTCTTCGCTCGGCACCATTGAAGTTCCGTATCGTGGTCGCCGCATCAAGATTCCAGGCGACCGCGTGTTCCAAGACTGGAGCCTTACCATTATTTCAGACGCAAACCTCAAACTACGGTCTGCGTTTGAATTTTGGAGTGCTCGTTTCAACAGCCACGTTGCAAACACTTCAGACGTGAACTTCATGCAGTTCATGCCTACGTGGTCGGTGACCCAGTTGAAGCGCGACGGCGAAGCACTGCGTACCTACAACTTTGTTGGCTGCTTCCCCAGCGAAGTAGGCACGATTGACCTGTCCTACGAAAACAACGACCAAATTGCCGAGTTCCCCGTGACTCTCAACTACTCGTGGTGGGAAGCCGCTGAAGGTGCTGCTGTTCCTGCCACTGGTACTGGTCAGGAGAACATCTCTGCTCTCCTACAGCAGGCGGGCATAAATATCGGCAGTGGTTTCTGATACACAACTTCTTTGACAGGATTCTACATTTATGCCAATCAATCTGCCATTTGGGTTCGTTTTAGGTAGAACAGGGGGGGTTCCGAAACAAGAGGATCGGAAAACCCCCTCTTTTGTCGCTCCAGATTACGATGACGGAGCAGTGCCAATTGAAGTAGGCGGGTACTACGGTGCCTTTGTTGACTTTGACGGCACGATCAAAAACGACATTGATCTCATACACAAGTACCGCGACATGGCAATCCACCCCGAAGTGGAAACTGCCATTGCAGACATCTGCAACGAGTCTATTGTGTACAGTGACGCACTTGAAACGGTGAAGATTGACACCGGAGACATCAAGCAGAGCAAGTCCATCAAGGACAAGATTGAAGAAGAGTTCCAAGAGGTGCTTGCTCTATTGGATTTTTCTCGTCGTGGTTACGAGATTTTCCGTAAGTGGTACATCGACAGCCGACTGTACTACCATGTCATTGTGGACGAGAACAACAAGAAGAAGGGCATCAAGGAACTGCGTCCCATTGATCCAGTGAAGATCCGCAAGATACGCAGCATCAAGAAAAAGCCCCTTATAAAGGACGCAACAAAGCGTCCTTCGTCCATACAGATCATTGACTCTGTTGAAGAGTTCTATGTGTACAACGACAAGGAGCCTAACTCTGCTGCGGTAAGCATGGAAGGCTTGAAGATCAGCCCTGATGCCATTTGCTTTGTGCACTCGGGGCTGTTTGACTCGTCTCGCAAGCGGGTCATTGGTTACCTACACAAAGCCATCAAAGCACTGAACCAGTTGCGCATGATTGAAGACGCAGTGGTGATCTACCGAATCACCCGCGCTCCTGAACGCCGCGTGTTCTACGTGGACGTTGGAAACTTGCCCAAACAGAAAGCAGAAGAGTACGTTCGGGGGCTGATGAATCGCTACCGCAACAAACTCATGTATGACCCCAACACGGGTGAAGTTGCAGACGGTCGCAAGCATATGTCCATGCTTGAAGACTTTTGGATGCCACGGCGTGAGGGCGGCAAGGGCACGGAAATTTCCACGCTTGCAGGGGGTCAGAACCTTGCAGAGATGGACGACGTAAAGTACTTCCAAAAGAAACTGTTCCAGGCACTGAACGTGCCGTCGTCCAGACTGGAAGAGTCCACAGGATTCAATCTTGGTCGCGCATCAGAAATTTCGCGCGACGAAGTAAAGTTCTTCAAGTTCATTGAACGACTCCGTATGAAGTTCTCTGAACTGTTCCTTGAACTGCTGCGTGTCCAGTTGATTCTGAAGGGCATCATCAAGGAGAGCGAGTGGCAGGACATTGAAGGCAAACTACGGTTTGAGTTCATCAAGGACTCGCACTTCAGTGAACTGAAAGAGAACGAGATCCTGAAGGAACGTCTGCTGTCGTGTCGGGACGCAGAGGATTTTGTGGGCAAGTACTTCTCCCGCGAGTGGGTACGCAAGCACGTTCTGCGGCAGACAGAAGACGACATCGAGAAGATCGACAAGCAGATAGAAGAAGAGCAAGCCAGTGGCGCAATTGCACCTCCCGAAGGCGCAGCCCCACCGCAAGAAGCGGAAGCACCACAAGGTGAACCGCAGCCTGTCCCACAGTCTGCTCCTGCTTCAGGAGCACAGGAACCTGAAATCACCATTGGGGAGATTGATCCAGGTTGGGATGAAGAAGACGTGAACGACTAAAGGAGACTCCCGTGGATTCACTAGATATCTCGTATTCTGAGTTCAAAAATGCAATACACTCCTCGCTGGCAGAGCGGTTACGCGAACGCCTTGCCCGTGAGAAGCAGATTATTTCAAACACAATTTTGGGTGATTCGGAAGAAGACACCACGCCAGAAACCCAGTCAAACGCAGACGACAACTAAATAATCTGTCACGAAAGGACGCTCATGGACACCAATCGCAAAATAGTACAAGCCCTGTTGCTGAAAGACTACGCAAGCCTCAAGGAGAGCGTGTTTTCTTTGCTGTACGCCAAGGCATCACTGGCTCTTGACGAGGCTCGCGTTGCCGTGGCTAACGCCGTGTTCAACGAAGCCTCGGAAATCAAACCTAGTCCTGAACGAGCAGCCCGCGTGAAGCGTGAGATCGGAAAGCCGTTGATGTACGCAGGAAAGAAAGCAGGAACCACTGGAATCAGAACTGCGGAGGGCAAACTAAAAGAAGCCACCGAACAGTTGGATGAAGTGTCTCCCCCTGACATGGAGAAGATGACAGGCTCCAAGAAGACCAAGGCTTCGTTCACCAAGCAGTACGGTAAGCGGGGCAAGAGCGTCATGTACGCCACCGCTTGGAAACTCCACAACAAGAAGGCGGGCAATTACTAATGAAACTCATTACCGAAACCGTACAGGACATCAACATTCTGACCGAAACCAAAGACGGTCAGAAGCACTACTTCATTGAAGGGGTGTTCATGCAGGCTGAAGCGAAGAATCGCAACGGTCGCGTGTATCCAATGGCTGTGATGGAGAAGGAACTTGGTCGGTATCAGAATGAATACGTAAAGACGAACCGCGCTATGGGCGAACTGGGTCACCCCGAAGGTCCGACCGTGAACCTTGAGCGTGTGTCCCACCTCATCAAGGACTTGCGCCTTGAGGGAAACGATGTGTACGGCAAAGCCAAGATACTTGACACCCCATACGGCAAGATTGTCCGCAACCTCATTGACGAGGGCGTGAAACTGGGTGTTTCGTCCCGTGGCATGGGTTCGCTGAAGGAACAGGACGGGGTGAATGTTGTACAGGAAGACTTCATGCTTGCAGCCGTGGATGTGGTGGCAGACCCGTCTGCTCCCAACGCGTTCGTGAACGGTATCATGGAAGGACGGGAATGGATTTGGGACAACGGTGTTCTAAAGCCTGTTGTGGTTGAGCAGTACAAGAAAGCAATTGAAAATACGCCTGCCCATAAACTGGAGGAGCAGGCACTACGCGTATTCAAAGACTTCATCTCAAGACTCTGATAGAGATACATAAATAGAACCAAGGAGAACCCAGTCATGGCAAACGATAAGATCGAAGATGTAATCCGAAAGGTAGTTCTAGGCGAATCCTTCATGGCAGAGGAGCAAGACGCTGTTCCTGGTCCTGGAGACGACGAAGACACCATTGAGGACGGTGACGACGAATTCTTCGAGGAAGAAGTAGTCGATGACGAAGAAGTCATTGACGAAGAACTCCTTGATGAAGCCAAGGACGAAGACGAAGACGAGGAAGAAGAAGAGGAAGAAGAGGAAGAGGACGAAGACGAAGACGAAGACGAGGAAGAAGAGGACGAAGGCAAGAAGGGCAAAGGCAAGATGCCCGCTTTCCTCAAGTCTAAGTTCAAGAAGAAGATGGACGAAGCCGCTTCGGACTACTCGGACAAGAAACTGAACCAGACTGCCAACGGCAAGGGCGCAGAAATTCCTGCTCCCACTGGTGATGTCAGCAGCAAGAACATGGGCACCATCAAGGCAAAGAAGAGCGATGCCAAGGCTGAAACCAAGATTCCTTCGGTCAGTATGAAGAAGGAAGACCTTGACGCGCTGTTCGGCGGCAATGAACTCTCGGAGGACTTCAAGGAGAAGGCTGCAACCATCTTTGAAGCCCACATGAACGAGCGGTTCCACGCGGCACAGCAGGAACTACAGGAGCAGTACGAAACTCTTCTTGAAGAGCACACTGCTGCTGTTACGGAAGAACTCATTGAACGCATTGACGACTACCTTGCGTATGTGGTCGAAGAGTGGATGCAGGAAAACCGCCTCGCTGTTGACAAGGGACTCCGCACGGAGATTGCAGAAGAGTTTATCGGCAACCTCCGCAACCTGTTCACCGAGTCGTACATCAGCGTTCCTGAAGACAAGACGGATCTGTTCGATGAAGCAGTGGAAGAAAACACCACTCTCAACGCTGAACTATCAGAGCAGGTTCAAAAGAACATGGCACTCTCGGAAGAGGTCGAGCAACTACAGTGCGAGATTGTGTTCCGCGAGATTGCAGAAGGTCTAACTGACACCGAAGTGGAAAAACTCCGCAGACTCGCAGAGGATGTTGAGTTCGATACTGTCGATCAGTTTGCCGAGAAACTTGGTGTTCTCCGTGAGAACATTGAGAGCATCGGTACTGTAACGGAGGGTTCTTCCACCAACAACGAAGAAATTTCAGAGTCGGTGGAAGACGCTTCAGAGGAATTGTCCCCGCTCATGGAGGCGTACCTCCGGTCAATGAGCAAGTCGCAAGTCTAATCCAGTCACCCCAGACTGTTTCAAAAAAGGAGAAATAGTACTTATGGAAAACAAATTCTTAACCGAACAGGCTGTCCGCAAATGGAAGCCCGTACTAGATCACGGTGATCTAGCCCCCATCACCGACGCCCACAAGCGTGCCACCATTGCCACCCTCTTGGAAAACCAAGAAAACGCCATCAAGGAGCAGATGCTTGTTGAGAACGGCAACCAAGTTGGAGGCGGTATGTCGCCTGTTATTGGTGGTGAAGGCAACATTAAGGGTTACGACCCGATTCTCATCCAACTCGTTCGTCGTGCCATGCCCAACCTCATGGCATACGACATCTGCGGCGTTCAGGCAATGACTGCTCCCACGGGGCTGATCTTTGCAATGCGCAGCAAGTACCGCGCGGCAGGTGCTGGTTCTGGTGTTCACGGCGAAGAAGCCTTTTTCAATGAGGCTGACACTGCTTTCTCAGGCGGAACCGCTGCTGCTGGATTCAACGGCAGCACAGGTGGTGCTACCGCTCGTGGTGCCACGGGTGGATTGGGTGGAAACTTTGGACTTACTGATCCGTTCCTTGGTATGCCTGGTCTTGGTGACCCCAACTCGGTCACTGGCTTGACTCAGGGTATCGGAATGAACACTTCCGTTGGTGAAGGACTCACCCCCAACGAAATGGGCTTCAGCATTGAGCGTGTTGCTGTACAGGCTAACACTCGTGCTCTTGCTGCGTCCTACTCGGTGGAACTGGCTCAAGACCTCAAGGCTGTTCACGGTCTTGATGCAGAGACAGAACTTGCCAACATTCTCAGCACGGAAATCCTTGCTGAAATCAACCGTGAGGTTGTCCGTAACATCTACCGTTGTGCCAAACTCGGCGCACAGCAGAGCGACTTGTACTACAAGACTGTTGCTGGCGGTCTGAGTGGCACGTCTTCAGTTGGTGGCGTTTACGATCTTATTCAAGACTCAGATGGTCGTTGGAGCGCGGAAAAGTTCCGTGGTCTAATGTTCCAAATTGAGCGTGAATGCAACAAGATCGCCAAGGACACCCGTCGCGGCAAGGGCAACTTTATCATCTGCTCGGCAGACGTTGCTTCAGCACTGGCAATGGGTGGCTTCCTGAACATCAGCCCCGCGCTGAATGTCAGCCTTGACGTTGACGATACCGGCAACACCTTTGCTGGTACTCTTAACGGTAAGGTAAAGGTGTACATTGATCCGTACATCGACAGCACAAGCGCAAGCGCAAACTTTGTTTGCGTTGGTTACAAGGGCACCAGCCCCTACGATGCGGGTATGTTCTACTGCCCGTACGTTCCGCTACAGATGATGCGCGCTGTTGATCAGTCCACCTTCCAGCCCAAGATGGCGTTCAAGACCCGCTACGGCATGGTTGCGAATCCATTCGCTGAAGGCACTTCGGCTGGACTTGGTCGTTTGGCGCAACGCAGCAACCAGTACTACCGTATCTTCCGCATGGACAACCTCCACGGCGTGGCATCGTAATAGACCACTCTATCAGAGTTACTTTCGGGGGAGGGGAGGCGAAAGCCTCCCCTTCTCTTTTCTACATACTGGTATGGCACTGAACTACAACTTCACAGACATACCGTCAGACATTCTGAACAGGTATCCAGAAAGTGTTAACGCACTGCTGCCCACCTACTTCAGGTTCACACTGGCTCGTGTGCCAAACGTGGTGTACTTCTGCCAGTCTGCAAATATACCTGGTATGAATTTGAGCGAGGTCATCATGCCCACCCCGTTCGTGCCCATCAAAGCACCAGGCAAACTGGAGTTTGATGAACTGTCCATTGGTTTCATCGTGGACGAAGGGCTGACAAACTGGTTGGAAATCAAGAATTGGATGCGGTCCACCACGAACGTGGAAGACTACACAGAGTTCCGACCAGTAAACACCCACCTGTCTACTGCAAACCTCATTATCTTAAACAGTGCAAAGCAACCCAAACTAAACGTGACTTTCGAGGGGGTGTTTCCGCGAAACCTTACTGGAATAGACTTTAATTCCAGCGCAGGAGACGTGGACCCCTTTGTGGTGAACTGCACGTTCTCGTACCGCTCGTTTAATATAGAGCGACTGTAAAATAGAGAAACGTGCTTGACACGGCAGGTGTAAGCAGTAAACTCCTGTGTGGAGGTTGCTATGACTTTAGATGACTTGCGCAAAGAACTACTGAAAGACATGGGCTTGGACGAAACGGCACTGGATGCCGAGTCGCTGCGCATTCCGCAACTCCACGGCAAGTACCTGAATTTCTTGTTTGATGAACGCCTCATGCTGTCCAAGTACGAAGGGGACTTGGCAAAGACTACCCGTTGCAAATGGGAGTACTACACAGGCAAGATGAGTGATGAAGAGTTGAAGGAGCGAGGATGGGAACCTTTTCAACTAAAGGTACTGCGCCAAGACATGAGCATCTACTTGGATTCCGATGAAGACTTGCTGAAGGCACGACAGCGAGTCCAGTATCAGCGCGAGAAGATTGCTCTGCTGGAAGAAGTCATCAAGGAACTAAACAACCGACACTGGAAGATTCGCAATGCCATAGAGTGGAGAAAGTTCACCAATGGTCAGTGACTTGTTGCTAGAAGACCCCGACAAGTGGTGGGTGGACAAGATGTATATGCACGAAGCACTGGTTGCTGCAACACACAGTCCCGATCCGCGAACACAGGTTGGTGCTGTACTGGTTATTCCTAGCAGTGGAGTGCTGCTCAAAAACTGGAACGATGTGCCTACCCGTCTTCGGAAGGCAGGGTATCCAAAGGACTCTGCGCTGAAGAACTACTGCACAGAACACGCAGAGCGCAGAGTAATCTACCAAGCACTAATAAACAAACTCCACACAGGTGACTTGACCATGTACACCACATGGGCTACTTGTGCAGACTGTGCGCGAACGGCAATACAGTTTGGTATTGGCAGAGTGGTTACATTCCGCACACTGGTGGAGAAAACGCCTCCACGGTGGGAGGAGTCTGTGCGCGAAGGACTGTCCATGCTGCGCGACGCAGGGGTTCCTGTGGTTGGTTGGACTGGAAAACTGGGGCATAAATACTCTATACGGTTCAACGGCACGGTGTACACAGGCGAGGACATGGGCTGATGGTTGATCTTGATGTGAGCATAGTGGACTCCGTGTACGTTCGCGTAAACTGCGACCGTGGTGTTGCACGTGAACTGTCCGACTATTTCACGTTCAAGGTTCCTGGATACAAGTTCATGCCTGCGTACCGTTCTCGGCTGTGGAACGGCGAGATACACCTGTACAATGTCCACACACAGCAGATATACGCAGGGCTAGTGGACTATATTCAAAAGTTTGCTGTGGAGCGTAACTACAGTATTACTCTGCCCGCAGCCAACGGATTCAAGACAGATGCACAGAGTGTTCGTGGGTTCGTGGAAGACCACTTGAATGTTCACGTGAACGGCACCAAAGCGCAAGCCCATGAACACCAAATCAATGCCATTCACCACGCAATGGAATCAGAGCGATGCTTGCTGCTGTCGCCCACAGGATCAGGAAAGAGCCTCATCATCTACTCGCTTGTGCGGTATTACTTGAGCAAGATCCCCAAGGACAAGAAGGTGCTGATTGTTGTTCCCACAGTGTCTTTGGTGGAGCAGATGTTCTCTGATTTCGAGGACTACTCCAGTGCAAACGGGTGGGACGCACAGCGAAACTGCCACAAGATTCTTGCAGGACAAGACAAGGGGACAGCGAAGCGCGTTGTGATTTCCACATGGCAGTCCATCTACAAGCAGGACGAGAAGTACTTTCAGCAGTACGGGGCAGTGGTTGGAGACGAAGCCCACCTGTTCAAGTCCAAGTCACTCACCGCCGTGATGAGCAAACTAAAGACGTGTCCGTTTCGTGTGGGCACAACAGGTACTCTTGACGGCACACAGACCCACCGTTTGGTGCTTGAAGGACTGTTCGGCAAGGCGTATGAAGTAACCAAGACCAAAGCCTTGATGGAACAGAACATCTTGAGCAATCTAAAGATTGACTGCTTGCAACTCCAGTACCCTGACGTGGACAAGGAAGTCATCAAGCGTGCAAAGTACGAAGACGAGATCAAGTGGATTGTGGCATCCGAACGCCGCAACAAGTTTATCATTGACCTGTGCAAAACGCTGAAGGGCAACACCCTTGTACTATTTCAATTCGTGGAAGGACACGGCAAGGTGCTAAATACTATGGTGACCTCTGTTGTTCCACCCGAGCGTAAGGTTTTCTTTGTGTACGGCGGCACTGAAGCCTCTGAACGAGAAGACATTCGCAAGATCGTGGAAACAGAAGACAATGCGATCATTATTGCTTCATACGGAACTTTCAGTACGGGTATTTCCATAAGGAGGCTGAACAACATCATCTTCGCATCGCCCTCCAAATCTCGCATCCGTGTTCTGCAAAGTATTGGTCGCCAGTTGCGAACGCACAAAGACAAAGGCACTGCACGGCTTTACGATATTGGGGACGATCTGTCGTGGAAGTCGTGGAAAAACCACACCCTGCGGCACATGAACGAGCGTCTGCAAATATACAAGTCCGAAGGCTTTGACTACAAAGTGGTCAAGATTCAACTAGGAGAACAGCCATGAGATCCCGAAAGAAGTCTGAACTACGCGTGTACAAACTGCGCAGCGGAGAAGAGATCGTGGCACGATACGCGGGCAAGACAAAGGACAAGATCAAACTGCAACGCCCCATGCGAGTGGTGAACGCTGTTCAGGCAGACCCGTACACTGGTGCTCGTCGCCAAGTCACGTACTTTGCGGACTGGTTGGGGTGTACCAGTTCTCTCAACGCAGAGATACCACAGGACTTTGTACTGGTGGACTTTGATCCATCGCCCGAGATCAGCAAACTGTACTCTCGGCAACTGGAGATGGAAGACACCAAAGACGCTCCTCCTCCTGCCACTGCGGACGAATCACAGCCTAGTGCAGCCGCTCCTTCGTTCAAGCCATCGGCTAATCCTTTCAAGATGACCGAAGAAGAGAGAAAGGAATTGGAGGACGAGGTAGAGCGATTGATGAGCCAGTACGAGAAAGAAGGCATCTCTCCTCCCCCAACTCCTAATCCTTTAGTGCCGCCTTCAAATATAGTGTTCTCTATTGGCATACCAAAGGACATCATGGAAGCGTGGATTGAAAACGGTTTCATGGACTATCTGCGAGACAGTGTTCAGGACTTCCTCACGGGCGAATTCCTTGATGAAATAATGGACGAAGAAGACGAGATGCCTCGCAAGCGGAAGCCCAAGCCACCAACAAAACACGAGAAGATTTCCAAGAACGACTGGAAAGAACCGAACGAAAAACAGAAGAGCGATCCCAAGTTTGGCAACAAGCCAAACGACTGGTCGCCTTTTGTTCGTGACTATTTGGATGACAAGAAAAAGGACGAAGGGCTTGACAAGCCTGAATGACACGATACTCTGTGTGAAAGGAACATCATGGCAAAAAAGAAACGCGACCACTACATAGACAACGATCTTTTCTTTACAGAAATGAGTGAGTGGAGAAAACAGGTAGACGCAGCAGACGCTGCTGAACTACCCCATCCTCCAGTCACCCATTACATTGGCGAGTGCTTTATGAAGATTGCAGAGCATCTGTCTCGCAAGCCCAACTTCATCAACTACCCGTATCGTGACGAGATGATCTCTGACGGCATAGAGAACTGTCTGCTGTACGCGTACAATTTTGATCCTAGAAAGTCAAAGAACCCGTTCTCGTACTTTACGCAGATCATCTACTACGCGTTTCTCCGTCGCATACAGAAGGAGAAGAAACAAGCGTACATCAAACTGAAGAAGATTGAAATGAGCGACGTGGATTCGCAGATGCGGAACTGGATACGGGACAACTACCTCAAGGTGGGCGACAACTTTGAAACAAACGCAACCTTCCTCACGGAGACGGACATAAACAACTTTGGCAAGAAAGAAAAGGAAGAGCCAAAGCCTGAACCAAAGAAGAAGAGTAAACCAAAGGCATCAAAGCCGTCTCCAAAGACAAAAGTAAAGACGAAACCAAAGAAGAAGGCGAAAGGCAAGAAGTGAAGATAGCCATCCTAGCGGACACCCACTTTGGTGCCCGATCAGACTCTCCAGTGTTCCTAGAACACTTCCTTCGGTTTTACAAGCGGGTGTTCTTTCCCCGCCTTCAAGCAGAGGGAATCACAACCATCATCCACTTGGGCGACTTCTTGGATCGCCGCAAGTTCGTGAACTTCTCTACACTCAACGCTGTTCGCAAGGGGTTCGTACAGGAACTGCATGACCACGGTTTGCAGATGCACTGTATTCTCGGAAACCACGACATCTTCTTCAAGAATCGCAGCGATGTGAACTCGCTACGGGAACTGTTCTACGACGCGTTCACCGTGTACGAGAAGCCCACGGTGGTCCAGTTTGACTCCATGAAGATTGCTCTGCTGCCGTGGATCAACAAGGAGAACGAAGCAGAGTCTATGGAGTTTGTGAAGTCCTGTGACGCAGAAGTTTTGTGTGGTCACCTTGAACTGGACGGATTCCAAGTCATGCGCAACTCCACCTTCCAGGGGGGAATGAAGTCTGACCCGTTTGCCCGATTCAAGGCAGTGTACACCGGGCACTTTCACACTCGCCACAGCAAAGACAACATCCACTACTTGGGGTGTCCGTATCAGATCACCATGTCTGATTACGGCGAGAAGAAAGGCTTTCACATCTTGGACACGGAAAGCGGCAAACTTGAGTTTGTCGTGAATCCGTATGCCATTTTCACGAAGATTACTTACGATGACTCCGAACTGGAGCAGACGGAAATGCTTACCGTTCCCGAAGAAAAGGTACGGGGGCACTTTGTGCGCGTGGTGGTGGAGAAGAAGACCAAGCCGTACCTGTTTGAGAAATTTGTGGACTCCCTTTACGCCGCGCAGCCCGAAGGAGTCACCATCATCGACAACGCGATGGTTGACACCAACGAAAGCACGGATACCGTTGATTTAACCGAGGACACACTTGCAACCATCAACAAAGAGATTGACAGCATGGAGTCTCTTGGTAATGCCCAATCGTTGAAGGACTTGATCCGTGAACTGTACGCAGAGTCACTGAATCAGAACGCTAAAGTATGATCACCTTTACAAAGATCCGTTGGAAGAATCTTCTCAGCACTGGCAACCACTTCACGGAGGTGCAGTTGGACAAAGCGTCCACCACTTTGGTGTGTGGAGAAAACGGTGCAGGCAAGACTACCATGTTGGACGCACTCACCTTTGTGCTGTACGGCAAGCCGTTCAGAAACATCAACCTGCCCCAGTTGGTGAACACCATCAACAACAGGGACTGCGTTGTGGAGATTGAGTTCAGTACCAACGGCAACTCGTACAAGGTGACTCGTGGCATTGCACCAAAGGTGTTCAGCATTGAACGAGACGGTGTTGTGGTGGATCACACTGCCACGGTGAAGGACTACCAGTCCATTCTTGAAACCCAAATTCTCAAGATGAACTACAAGACCTTCTGCCAGGTGGTCATCTTGGGATCGACAAACTATGTGCCGTTCATGCGGTTGTCTGCTGCGGATCGGCGCACCGTGGTGGAGAACCTGTTGGACATTGATGTGTTCTCCAAAATGAACGATATTCTCAAGACTCGTATTCTTGAAACAAAGGATCGACTACGAGAAATCGAGAGCGAACTGAAGATGGTGGACATGAAGATCGCAAACAAGCGGAATGTGATTGACATGATCCAGAAGAAAGCAGACGAGCAGATTGCTTCGTACACAAAGAAATTGAACGAAGACAAAGCCGCGCTTGAAGCACTGCTGGAAAAGAAGATCGCGTTGCAGTCACAGATTGCCAGTCTGAGCGACAGTGTGGCTTCTATGGACAAGCAACGGGACAGCCTTTCGCAGATGGTGTCCGTGCGAAAGAACATGGAAAGCGCGATGCGAAAAGCAAAGGAAGAAGAGGGCTTCTATCACGACAACGAAGAGTGTCCGGTTTGCCGCAGCGGGCTGGCACACGACTTCCGTGAAGACATGATTGCAAAGAAGAAGACCCGACAGAGCGAACTGCAAGAGGGCATTGACAAGATTGCAGGAATGATTAGCACTGCAAACGAAGGCATCAAGAAGACCAATACAGTCTTGAGCGAGATCAGTGACGCAAAGACAAGCATGGGCGAAGTGGACTCGGACATTGCTGCACACAAGCGATACATCAAGCAGTTGACTGATCTGATCGGAACCACTGAAAAAGACAAGAGCGGGGTAGACGACGAGAAGACCGCGCTTCAAGAATTGGAGAGTGGTCGAGACGCTTTGGAAGGCGACCGAAAGAGTTTTGTGGAGAGTGCCCACACAATGGATGTTGCCACCATCCTGTTGAAGGACAGCGGCATCAAGCGCAAGATCATTCGCAAGTACATTCCCGCACTGAACAAGATAATCAACAAGTATCTTGTCACAATGGACTTCTTTGCCCAATTCACTCTGACTGAAGACTTCACCGAAGTAATCAAGAGTCGGTATCGTGACGAGTTCTCGTACGACAACTTCAGTGAGGGTGAAAAATTGCGTATTGATTTGAGTCTGCTACTGGCGTGGCGAGATATTGCTCGAATGAAAAATAGCGCAAACACCAATCTGCTCATACTGGATGAAGTATTTGATTCGTCGTTGGACGCGGTGGGCACAGAAGAGGTGATTAAAATACTTCAAAGCATGGGCGGCTCAAACAACATATTCATCATCAGTCATAAATCTGACCAGTTGCTTGACAAGTTCGGTAATGTGCTAGTATACAAGAAGGTCAACAACTTCAGCAAACTATGCTCACCATGACACGCCAATCGTCTCGTCAACGCCTCCTGTCAGAGCCTATCTTTGACGCTTCTGTTTCCCCCGATGAGGCAGAGAGCGTACTGGAGCGGTGCTTGTACTGGTACAGGGAGAACTTCAAGCCTGCAAGCGCACGGGAGTGGGTGGCAGACTATTTGAAAGCAAACGGCAACCCCGATGGGGCAAAGGTGTGTCACAAGGGCAGCAAGTCCACCCTGCGCATATTGGCACCGTATTGCCGCCTTGCGGTGCGGGGATTCCCCCTTCCTGACGCTCACAAGGAGAACATGGGCAAATGGTTGGGGGAACTGCTCCAAGAGGCAGAGCGGGCATCCCCGCCCCCCACAGAAGGGGCTGACCGACCCAATGTCCAAGACAGGGTAAAGGCAAAGGCAGACGGGCTTCTGTGTGTGCTTGAACCCGTGATTGACGCAAGTATTGACTGCGTTCAGACCGGAAAAGCAAAGCAGGAGCCGCTTGTAAAGTGGGTTCGCAACACGGAAATGACGGGACCAATCGCGTCCATTATTTGCGAACGTCTGCGTCGAACTGCCGCCGATCTACGAGCCGCCTGTGACGGCACTGATCCGGATTTGGTGGAAGGGTATTCGTATATGAAGCCCAAGCAGTTGGAGCAGTTGACTTCTATATTTGAAACCTCGGTACAGGTAATTCAAGACCGCATGGGAGTCATGCGCACCATGCGCAAACCCCGAAAGCGGAAGGTGAAGCCGCCCGAGCAGCAAGTAAAGAAACTGAACTATCTGCCCAAATGTGACCAGTCAGGACTTGTTTCTGTGGTGCCGTCTGGTATTGTTGGTGCACAGGGACTCATCGTGTACAACACACTCACCCGCACAGCAAAGGTTCTTGTTGCCGTCGAGCCAAAGACGGGTCTGCAAGTAAAGGGCAGCACCGTGATTGGTGTAGACAGCAACAAGTCCTTTGAGAAGCGGTTGCGTAAGCCTGATGATTTCTTGAGCAACAAGGGTGGATGCCGTAAGACATTCACCGCAGCGGTTCGGTATTTGAGTGGTTTGAAGACAAAGACCGCAGAGGCAAACGGTCGCATCAACAAGCACTGCCTCATCCTACAGGTACAGCAATGATTCTAGTTGACAACTCGCAGGTTCTAATGTCGTCCATCTTTGCGCAGGAACGAGACGTTGGCAAGATTGACGAGCGATTGGTTCGTCACATTGTGCTGAACACGTATCGAACCTATCGTAAAAAGTTTCACCGAGAGTACGGTGAACTTGTGATCTGCAATGACTCCGGTCAGTCTTGGCGACGAGAATTCTTTCCCCAATACAAAGCCAATCGCCGCCAGGCTCGCAAGGACGATGAGCACAAGTGGGACGAGTTCTACCGCATTCTGAACACGGTGCGAGACGAGATCCGAGAAGTGTTTCCGTATCGCACTATGGGTGTGAGTGGATGCGAGGCAGACGACATTATTGCGTACCTTGCAAAGCGATTCCATGCTACCGAGAAGGTACTCATTTTGAGTGGAGACAAGGACTTTAGTCAACTCCACATCTTTCCTGGAGTGGCACAGTTCTCTCCCCTACAAAAGAAGTTTGTGGAAGTGGAGAATCCCAAGCAGTTCTTGATGGAGCATATCATCAAGGGCGACTCCTCTGACGGTGTTCCAAATATCCTGTCCGAAGACGATTGCTTTGTGGTGGACGGCAAGCGGCAGCACCCGCTCACAGGCAAGCGCATGAAGGAACTACTGGAGTTCATCCGCGAGTACGGTCACGTTCAAGAGAAGTATCGGATCGCGTGGAATCGCAATGAAACCCTTATTGACCTGCTGAACCTTCCCCCCAAGCAGGTAGAAAAAATTGAAGAGGAATGGAATAAGCCCTTCATTCCCTTACGTGGAAAGATTCTTGACTACATGATAGAGAACGGGCTTCGCAATCTTATGGAGGATATCGGAGACTTCTGATGAGCAACAAAGAGTGGAGAACCCAAGCAGACACCCGCGCAAAGAAAGCGTGGAAGAGTGTGGATCGCAAGCATAAGAGTGCGCGACGATCCGAAGAGAAGAAGCACCTAAAGGACATTGTGGATGACCTCAATGCAGGTCGAAAGGATACGCGTGATGACTATGGCTACGAAGACGAAGAGTGAAACCGGCATCAAGATTTCCAAGCGAACCTTGGACATCCTGAAGAATTTCTCGACCATCAACTCAGGAATTCTAGTGAACGAGGGGAATGTACTGACCACCCTTTCGTCCACGAAGAACATACTGGCTGAAGCCCATGTGGACGAAACATTCCCACGGCAGTTTGCTATTTGGGATCTGAACAAGTTCCTTGGCACGGTTAGTCTGTTCAAGGATCCTGACTTCGTCTTTGACGAGAGTTTCGTCACGGTGAAGAGCGGTGGATCCAGTGTGCGGTACTACTACTGTGCGCAGAACTTGGTGACTTCCACAAACAAGAAGATCACCATGCCCGACGCTGTGGTACAGTTCGATCTGAAGTCCAAGGACTTTTCGGACGCTGCAAAGGCAGCATCGGTTCTGCAAGTGCAGCACCTGTGTGTGCGGTCTTCGGATGACGGGGAGAAGATTGAACTGGCGGTGGTGGACAAGACCGACACCACTTCCAACTTCTATTCTATTCAAGTGGGAGACAACACTTCGGGTGCCACTTTCGAGTTCATCTTTGATGTGGAGAATCTTAAGATTCTTTCCGGAGACTACAGCGTTTCCATCTCACAGAAGATTGTGAGTTGCTTTACAAGCAAGACTGAACCACTGAAGTATTGGATTGCCCTGAACGGAGACTCCTCTTACGAGGCTTGATTGTGACTACTAATGAATTGGTGAAAGGTCTGTGGTGCGAGAAGTACCGTCCACAGAGCGTGAAGGACTGCATTCTACCATCAGAACCCGCAGACTTGTTTGCGCGTATGGTGGAGCGAGGCGAAGCACAGAACCTCCTGCTTTCGGGCGGGGCTGGTTGCGGCAAGACTTCTGTTGCAAAGGCGTTGTGCAACGATCTTGGCTGTGACTGGATCATGGTGAACTGTTCGGAAGACGGTAACATTGACACCCTACGGACACGCATTCGGCAGTTTGCGTCCACCGTTTCTCTTACGGACGGGGTGAAAAAGGTTGTCATCCTAGACGAGTTCGACTACTCTAATGCACAGTCAACGCAACCCGCTCTGCGTGGTTTCATTGAGGAGTTTGCCGCTAACTGCCGGTTCATTCTTACTTGCAACTTCAAGAACCGAGTGATTGAACCGCTCCACTCCCGCTGCACCTGCATTGACTTCCGCATTCCGCAAAAGGAGAAGCCTGGTATGGCAGTCCAGTTTCTCAAGCGGGCGTGTGAAATACTCAAGGCAGAAGGGGTGCAGTACGACGAGAAGGTTGTAGCCCAACTCATCACAAAGCACTTCCCTGACTTCCGTCGAACCCTGAACGAACTCCAACGGTATGCGGTAAACGGCAAGATTGATGTGGGTGTCCTACAAACCTTGGGAGACGTGCAGATCAAGACCCTTGTGAAAGCCATGAAGACGAAGGACTTTGGGGGCGTTCGCAAATGGGTGGTGGAGAACTTGGACAACGACAGCAGCCGCATTTTCCGCGGAGTGTACGACGGGCTGTACGAAAACCTTGAGAGTGGATCTATTCCACAAGCCATTCTTGTGCTTGCGGACTACCAGTACAAAGCCGCGTTTGTGGCAGACGCAGAGATCAACACCACCGCGTGTTTGGTGCAGTTGATGATGGAGTGCAAGTTCAAATGACCTACCAACTGACTGATTATTTGAATGCCATCAACGTGAACAAGCAGCCGCTGATGGACGAGAGTGAGCAATACGTGAAACACTCGTATCCGCCGTTCGTGGTGACCCGTTGCTTGTCGTATTTTCCGGATACTCTGTTTGTGGCTAACGAAGCAAACCGAATGGGGCACATAGACCCCAAGATGCACTTTGACTTTCTGCGTGGGGCTATTCGCCCTCGCAAGCGGTTCTCCAAGTGGCTGAAGCGGGAGAGTGATCCTCGCGTGGGGGCTTTGGTGGAGTACTACGGGTTCTCCGAGCGCAAGGCACGGGAAGCACTCACCGTACTCACAGACGAGCAGGTACAGGAGATCGTGGACGAGACACGAAAGGGTGGAAAGGCGAAGTAATCTAAATAGTTCCGTGTCTGTTCAAACTACAGGAGTGAACACAGCATGGAAAAAGAAGAACGCTACATCACGATTGACCCCACAGACCTACTGGAGGTCAGTCTAGTTAAACCCGATGATTTTCTCAAAGTACGAGAAACCCTTACACGCATCGGTGTTTCTTCCAAGACAGAGAAGAAACTGTGGCAGTCTTGCCATATTCTCCACAAGAAGGGCAAGTACTACATTGTCCACTTCAAAGAAATGTTTGCCCTAGACGATCTGCCCACCTCCATTTCCCCTGAAGACATTAGCCGCCGAAACACCATCGCAGGGCTACTGGAAGAGTGGGGACTGGTAAAGATAGTGGACAAGAGCAAAGCAGAGAACAAGGTTCCCATCAGTAAGATAAAGATTCTTCCGTACAAAGAAAAGGGCGAGTGGGAACTGTGTCCTAAATACCACATAGGAAAGAGCAAAGGCTCGCAGAAACCCAAAGAGTGAACAGGAGATTTCGTAATGAGCAAATTGGTTGTGAAGTTCCCCACGCGGAACCGTCCCGAAAAATTCAAGACTGTGTTTAGCCGCTACCTGACCTTTCTAGGTGGTCGGCATGATGTTCGTTTCGTTGTCAGTATGGACGTAGACGATCCCAGCATGAACAATCCGCAAATGGAAGAGTGGTTCACCACTCGTGCCATGAACGCAGACATCAAGTGGTGCTACGGACACTCCAAGACCAAGATCCAGGCGTGCAACGCAGACCTAGACGGCGAAGACGGTGATGTGCTGCTGCTTGCGTCAGACGACATGGTTCCTGTGCAGATGGGGTACGATGACTTCATCTTCTCTGCGTTTGAACACTCGTTCCCTGACTTCGACGGAGCAATCAAGTTTTGGGACGGACTGCGACCAAAGGAAGACCCCCTGATGACACTCACGGTCATGGGCTTCCCCCTGTACCGCAAGTTTGGGTACATCTACAATCCAGAATACAAGTCCCTGTACTCCGACAACGAGCAGACGGTTGTTTGCCACCAGTTGGGTAAACTGCGCCGCTGTGACATCTGCATCATTCAGCACCAGTGGACACCGGAGCCGTTTGATGCGCTGCACGCACGAAACGAGAACAAAGAAATGTACGATGTGGACGGTGAAGTGTACGCTCGTCGTAAGGAGCGCAATTTCGACATGGAGGAAATGTTCAATGCCAGTGCCAGCAAGTGATATCAAGTTCAGTGTTCTAATCCTGTCCATCCCTGAACGTATCGACTCCATGAAGGCTGCTGTACAGCAACTACAGCAGCAAGCCGATGCCACGGGGCAAGGTAAGGCTGTGGAGATTCTTGTACTCTTGGACAACCGCTCCAAGAGCATTTCAGAGAAGCGTAACGATCTGCTTCGCGCTGCTCGGGGAAAGTACGTCGCGTTCTTGGACGACGATGATGCCGTGAGCAAAGACTACATGAGCGCGATTCTCAAGACAATTGACGAATACGACGTGGACTGCATCTCGTTCAACCAGTGGTGCATGATCAACGGCGAACCCATGAATGTGGAATTCGGTATCGGCAATCCTCACGGTCACCTGTGGCGTGACGAAGACGGAATGCTTGGAGACATCAAGCGTCCTCCGTACCATATGTGTGTTTGGCGGCGTGAGATTGCGCAGAGCGAGTCGTTCAATCCTGTCTACGGAGCCAACGGGCAGTCCACAGAAGACATTGACTGGCTCATGCGGCTGTATCCAAAGGTGCAGAGTGAGTATCACATTCCTGATGCCCTACACGGATACATCTATAACTCACAGACCACGGCTTCGCTTGTTCCACAGGAGCAGCAGTGAAAATCCTTCTCAACTACGCAGACGGCAAGTTCTTGGAGTCACAATTCAAGAACAGTCAGACAGGTCTTGCAGCAGGATTCAATGTGGTGTATCAGATGAATAGGAGTGAGATTGAAGAAGACTTCATCCAATCTAATTTACAGATTATGTCATCGAAACGAGGAGTTGGTTATTGGTTGTGGAAGAGTTATTTCATAAATCGAATCCTCGCAGGAATGGGTGAGAATGACATACTGTTCTATGCCGATTCTGGATCGGTGTTTGTTCGCAGAGTGGAACCATTATTCAATGCTGTTATGGCTGATCCTAAAGGAGTAATTGGATTTCGGTTGGCAGGCAGTCATCTTGAAAAACACTACACGCGAAGAGATGTGCTCAATTTCATGGGTATGAACATTTCCGAACACACTGACTCTCCACAGCGCATGGCTAGTTTCATGTGCTTTCGTGGAACAGATGCAGCAAAGCAGATAGCATCCGAGTATTTGAGCCTGTGCTGTAATCCAAAATTGATTATGGATGGTCCTAATGATGATGGGTGGAAGGAACCAGGATTTGTTGATCACCGACACGATCAATCTATATGGAGCCTATTGACAAAGAAGCATGGGATCACTATATTGCCTGATCCCACACAATGGGGACTGCATCACAAGGAAACCATCGAAGCGGATGTGTTCATTAACCACACTAGGGATTCACGATGAAGATTGATATAGTGACATTCTCGTTTGACAACACACGCATCTATTCTGATTTTTGGAAGCCTATTTCAAAGTTTTGGAAGACCAAGTTTGGAATTCATCCGGTTCTTCTGTATTGCGGAAATGAAAATATTGAACTGTCTGAAGAATACGGCACGGTTCATCGTGTTCCGAGTGTGGACGGTGTGGCAGATTACCATTCTGCTACATGGGGTCGGTTTTGGATCACCAAGCAGTATCCAGACAAGGTGTGTTTGACTGGAGACATTGACATGATCCCGCTATCAAAGCAGTTCTTCGGAGCAGATGTTGATCGATACAAAACAGATTCGTATGTGCATTTGAATTCGGGATGGTATTACGGAAACAATACAGACACTTGGAAAAGCGAATTCAATATCATTTCAGCGTACTACCATCTTGCCACCGGAAATGTGTTCAATGATGTATACGGATTCGAAGACGATTTTGCTGACGAGATGCGTAAGTTTGAGAGGGTAGATTACTCCAATAAGAACAAGGGAGCAGCAGGATGTGGATACGCTCCTATCCGCGATGTAGCACAACACTTGCAACACGCTAGCAACGAGAGAGGCGGAAAGTGGGGTCAAGACGAATTCTATTCCACCGATCTTCTGCGTCGGTATGCTGCTAATGGAGGCAAGGTTGTAACCGATTGTAAGATTGAACGCAATCAGCGAATTGATCGTTCTCATTGGGAATACTATCCGCAACTAGTATTTGAAGGCACTCACTACGTGGATTCTCATCTGCTGCGCCCGTATTACGGTGACGCACAGAAGCATATTGATTTCTTGATGCACCTTGTTCCATGACCATACCTTCCGAAGAAATACTACGGGCACAAAACTTCATACCAAGGGCAGACTTTTGGTTTGGTAGAACTGTGCTACAAGGAACTGGTGTATTGCCGCCCACGGCACAACAAGTTCTGAAGCGTAGTGATGTGCTATCAGATTGGATCAATCAATTTGATACGGATTTGTTGAAACCTGATTCCGTTGTGTTTTGTAAATTTGACTACTTGCAGTATTTGATACAGTACTTGGAATTCAGAAATTGCAAGACTCCATTTATTTTACTGACAGGACAGAGCGATTATCCTATCACCGATCAAGCATACGTTTTTGTTACCTCAAAAATTTCTGTGAAATGGTGGGGCGTGAATAACGAATGCTCTAGAGCAGGAGGTGTTCCTCTTGGTATTGCTGATGATTACTGCACACTGACCATGAAATCAGGATTTGAGCAGACAGCGGGAAATCGGATGCTTTATGTAAACCATCGTGTTGATACATTCCCAACGGTTCGTAAGGCACTATATCCCATGTTTGCAGACAAGCCGTGGGCAACAGTTCGTGATGCAGCAGACAAGGGACAGGTTGGTAGTTACAAAACCGATTTGTTGGATCACAAGTTCATTCTCTGCCCACGGGGAAATGGTGTGGACACTCACCGGATGTGGGAAGCACTGTACTGTGGGGTGATTCCTGTGGTTCAGCGCAGTCCCGTTCATGCGGGCATAGAAGGAAATCTGCCTGTGTTGTTTGTTGATTCGTACTACGAAGTAACGGAAGAACTTCTAAACAGCACCTATCAGTCATACAAGACAAAAACATGGAATTGGGACATGCTCAAGGTTTCTTGGTGGATGGAAGAATTTAGGAGAGTAAAAGATGTCAGTTGATATAAAGACTGTGGTTCTACATTACAAGCCTCTCAAGGAACGAAAAGAAAACATGATTCGTCAGTTGCAGCAATTTGGCTTTTCCGACTATTCATTCTACGAAGATTTTGACGGAAACGAGTTGACGCAGGACATCATAGACCAATATTGTGTTCGCAAGCACACTGATTGGGATACTGTTGCAAAGAAGATTGCCCCGTGGAACATTGGTATTGAAACACAAAAGGAATTAAATATTGCAGAAGTGTCTCTGACGATTAAGTTTGGCAAGGTGTTCCAAGCCCTATCACAAGTGGATGCCGAGTACTTCATAATTTTTGAAGACGATGTTTTCCTTTGCCAAGATTTTGATGTTCACTTCCACGATTTCCTATCACGCACTCCAAACGATTGGGATGCAATATACTTCGGAAGTGGTGCTAAATTAAAGCCTGCTCGTGTAGTGTCCGAACAAGTAGCATATCTGATGGATCATCCTGCGTCTAGGTGCGCTGATTCCATAGTACTAAAGAAGTCGGCTGTATGCGATATAGCAAAGACATGGTTTCCATTCCATATGATTTCTGATTGGGAACTTGGATATCAGCACTATCTGCACAAGCATAAAGTGTATTGGTGGGAACCAAGTCTAGTACGACAAGGTTCGGAGTACGGAATGTTCAAAAGCACATTGAGATAACCATGAAAGTAACAGTACATACTCTGAAGTGGACAGACAATAATCCACTAATATTGGAGAATCATAAAAAGGTTCTTGACCATTTTGGCATCTTCGTTAACTACACCGAAGAAAATATTCATCACGGAGAGTGGATGAATCGTGTTTTGAATACCTTTGACTCTGATATTTTTGTGTTCATGGACAGCGATTGTGTTCCTTTGAGCAGAGAAGCGGTGGATGAAGCAGTGCAACATTGTGCGAATGGATATCTAGTTGGAAATGCACAAGTCACAAACTGTATCAAGGCAAAACACGATCTGTTCTGTGCCCCTTCTTTTGTTGTAATCAGCAAGCAGTATTACGCAGCAATTGGTAAACCCAATACTGTAAACAATCACCGATCTGATGTTGCACAGGAGTTGACTCGCGCAGCAGTAGAACACGAAAAGAGAATCAAAATGTATTTTCCTACTTCTTTCCAAGGCATCCCGAGAGGTGGTATTTGGAGACTAGGCGGATACGGATACTATGGTATTGGTACTATTTACGACAACAAGATGTACCATCTATATCAAACCAGGTTTGCAAAGAATGTGGATATGTTTGTGGAAACCTGCAATCACATATTAACTGGCAATTTGGATCAAATAAATCGACAGTACGACTCCCGTTCGGAATGGATGGGAAAACTCCCAATTGAAGACGAATACGGAAACTAAAATGAACGCAGGCATCTCTGTATATGGATCTAGTGGGTTTGTCGGATCTCGTTTTTGTTCCATGTATCCTGATTCTCATCGAATCCCCAAGGAACAAAATGAACCTGAATCAGATAACATCTTGTATTTCGTAAGCACCGTACACAACTACAATATTTTCACAGAGCCACACAAAGACATCAACACCAATCTTAATAAATTGATTGATGTTCTAGAAGCCTGTCGTGCCAAGAACAACGACATGGTTTTCAATTTTGTGAGTTCGTGGTTTGTATATGGAATGAACTGCACTATGGATACGAATGAATCAGTTCCATGCGATCCAACGGGATTCTACTCCATTACTAAACGAGCAGCCGAACAAATGCTCATATGTTATTGTAATACCTTTGGATTAAAATATCGCATTTTAAGACTAACCAATATCATTGGTGAAGGTGATATGAAAGCATCTCCAAAGAAGAATGCTGTTCAACATATGATCGGACTGCTCAAGAAAAATGAGACAGTTAATCTTTACAACAACGGATCAAACATCAGAGATTTTATGTATGTGGAAGACACTTGCAGGGCACTAAAGTGTTGCATAGACAATAGTCCAACAAACGAAATCATAAACATCAGCAATCGGGATCCACATTCTATTGGTTCCATCATCAGATACAGCAAAGAGAAGTTGGGATCTTCTTCCGAACTGATTTCTATTGAGGCTCCTCATTTTCATAAAGTGGTTCAAGTGCAAGATGTGTGTTTGAATAATGACAAACTACTGTCTTATGGTTACAAGCCGTCCATAAATACCTTTGAGGCAGTAGATCGAATATTGGAATTGTAATGAAAGGATCATCATGGAACTGATTGTGACAGGAGGGCGTGGATTCATTGGTAGTCATTTCGTTGAGAAGGCTCTAGACGAAGGAAATACAGTCATTGATTTTGACTGCATGAGTTACTGTTCTTACGATTCACTGCCGTTCGACTCGCATCCAAACTATAAACACATCAAGCAAAACATTTGTGATGTTTCACATTTGCCTTCTTGTGATGTTGTTGTAAATTTTGCAGCAGAAACTCATGTTGATAATTCAATCAACGATACCAATCCATTCTTAAAAAGCAATGTGATTGGCGTACACAATCTGTTGGAAATTATTCGGGGAAAACAAACGCATGAGCGTCCTCTATTTGTGCAAATCAGCACAGACGAGGTTTACGGTGACCGACCTGATGGTTCGTTTTACGAAACCGATAAACTCACGCCAAGCAATCCGTATTCTGCATCCAAGGCAGCAGCCGAGATGTTCGTGCTTGCGTATCACCGTACATACGGATTAAATTATTTGATTACACGCAGTTCAAATAATTACGGTCCAAGACAGTACTACGAAAAACTCATCCCCAAGAGCATAAAATGCATTGAAACCGGCAAGAAGATCCCTCTGCATGGAGATGGGTCGTATGTCAGGGATTGGATATATGTGAAGGACAATGTGGATGCCATATATTCCCTGATTCAACGCGGGGTACGGAATGATGTATACAACATCGGAGCAAATAATCACATGACCAATTTGGAAGTGGTTCGTGATCTGCTTTCGTCTTTTGGAAAAAGCGATGAAAATATTCAGTTCGTTGAAAACCGATGGGGACAGGACTTGCGCTACTCGCTCAATACTGATAAGATCAACGCGCTAGGATGGAATCCGAAGAACACGAAGGGATTATTTAAGTGGTGGAACTGAAAATACAGACCGCAGATAAACAAGCCTTGCTTGAACAACTCATCACCGAAATGGTTCAATCCAAGAAGAAGACTTGGATTCCTGGTGAGGATTGGGTTCAATATGCAGGATCGTACTTGGATGAAAACGAGTACATCGCTGTGGTTCGTTGCTTGATGGAAGGATGGTTTGCCCTTGGAGAGAACGGCATTCGATTTGAATACAAGTTTCCCGCTCGTCTAGGCAAAGAACACGGATGCCTAACCAACAGCGGCTCCAGTGCAAATCTGCTCATGGTGTCTGCTCTTGGTTCTCGCAAACTCCATGCGCTGCCCAAGGGATCCAAGATCATTACTCCGGTTGCCGGATTCCCCACCACAATTAACCCCATCATTCAGAACGGGTACATTCCCGTGTTCATCGACATTGAGATGGATACCCTGAACTTGGATATTGAACAACTGGAAGCAGCAGCAAAGAGCGGTGCATCGGCACTCATCTTTGCTCATGTGTTGAGCAATCCCCCAAACATGGATGCGGTGATGGACATCGTAAAGCGGTACAATCTCATCCTGTTGGAAGACTGCTGTGATGCTCTTGGCAGTACTTACAAGGGAAAGCCTCTTGGTTCATTTGGAGAGATGGCAAGTTGCTCGTTCTATCCTGCACACCACATAACTCTCGGAGAAGGTGGATTTGTTGCCACGAACACCAAGGAACAGGAAATGGTGGTGAAGAGTCTACGGGAGTGGGGACGGGGTTGCTATTGCAGCGGCAAGGCTGCTGCTTGCCTAAAGAACGGTATGTGCAAGAAGCGGTTCAGCAATTGGTTGCCTGCTCTGCCCGATGAAGTGTTTGACCACAAGTATGTGTACGAGGAAATTGGCTACAACTTGAAGCCGCTAGACCTACAGGCAGCAATGGGTCTTGTGCAGTTGGACAAACTGGACACCATTATCGAAAAACGAAAGCACAACTACAGACGGTTGTATTCGGTGTTTTCAAAGTACAGTGATAAGTTCATGCTGCCAGTTGCCACAGAGGGTGCTGATCCTGCTTGGTTTGCCTTCCCCGTTACAGTCAAAGACAATGCGGGATTCAAGCGCACAGAACTCACCATGTTCTTTGAAGAACATAAGATACAGACCCGAAACTATTTTGGTGGCAATATCCTGTTACAGCCCGGATATGTACATCTGTGCAACGGAGATCCTTTGAAGATGTATCCGAATGCAACCAAAGCAACTACCAACACATTTTTCTTGGGAACTAGTCCAGTGATTCTTGACGAACATATAGACTACATTGAAACAATCCTAGACAAGTTTTTTGAAAGCAGGAAAGCGTGAAGATAGCGTGCATTAAATTTGCAGGATTGGCAGCAGGCGGAACTGAAAAGTATCTGCAAACTCTTGCCTGTATTTTGAACCGAGAGCATCAGGTCGATTACTACTATACGAACAATGCCCCCCGTATAGGAACATCTTGGAAGCATCCTGACCACTCCGAAGAGCGCAGACTATTTGTGGAATCTCATGGGATAAAGACAATCCCCATCCATGTTGGAGCATACAATGAAACAAACAAAACATGGATAGACACAAATATTTGGGATGTGTTTAATCCATCTCAATACGATGTGATTCAAACAGCAAGATACGGATTTCGGGAGTTTCCGTATACAGATATCCGTGGAACAAAAATAATTGACAGTATTCACGGTGATTTGAGTGATGACACGCCTTCTGAAAAATCTATTCTTCTCTGCAAATGGCAGGCAGATCATTGGATCAAAAGCGGAGGAGATGCAAAGAAGATTTTCATTATCCCGACTGTGGTTTATGTTCCCGAAAAGAAACCATCAACTCTTCGTGAACGATTGGGGATACCGCAAGACGCATTTGTTTATGGATTCCATCAGAGAAATGATGACGGTATTTTTTCTCCTGTTTCTCTTGCCGCATATTCGCAGGTTCAGGACAGCAACACATATTTTCTGATACTGGGTGGATCGCTAAAGCACCGTCAACTCGCAGCCGAACTACAACTAAAAAATGTGTTGTTCGTGGATTTTGTTGCAAATGTAGAGGACATCCACGACTTCTTGGGCGCATTGGATGTATATGCTCATGCTCGTTCTGATGGAGAGGTGTGTTCGGCTGCAATCATCGAAGCAATGTATCGCGGTCTACCTGTGATTACTCATGCAGCACAGAATATGGGTCACGCAGAGCAAATTGAAGGTTGCGGAAAAATGTGTTGGTCGGTGGATGAGTATGCTAATGAAATGCTCAAACTGAAAAATGAAAAGTCGTACTTTGAAGACAAGCAGTCTCTGACTCTCCAAGCGTACAGAGATAAATACTGCTATACTGTCTTGGAGAATCGTATACTAGAACTATACAAGGATATCTTGATATGAGCATACAAGTAGACACAGAATTTGCATTATCCACGGATTCTTCGGATCACACCAATCCATTCGGAGTAATTAACGACAACAACAGCAATGCTGAATATATCAATGCAGTGAAAAAGCATTTCGATAGTTCTCCTATAAAGGTTCTTGATCTTGGGTGTGCTGGAGGTGCCATAGTAGTCGATCATCTACAAGCGGGTGATTTTGCAATTGGTCTAGAAGGAAGTGATGCTGTTCTACTAGGTGCAGGAAAGGAAAACTGG